TTCTCAGGCGCCGGCGGTGGGCCTGTCAGAACGAAATGAGCGTCTAAGTGCTCGAACCGTCGGCCATCAAACCCGAAGATCGCGTTCAGACGGGCACATTTGTAGCGCATTTGATTTTGGTTCCATGGGCTGAAGCCCTTCGCCTCTATCAGCACTACCTGGCCACGTGCGCGCTCGTCGACCCACGCGACCACCAGGTCCATATCTGACTGATTACCAGTGACTTTTAGATCGACCAGCTCGCCCGTCTCTGGATGTTGATCAGTAAACTCTCTTTGGACAGGTCGGTCGATCTCGGCGCCGCGATATGTCCACATCAGCGCAGCGAACAACCAGTCCAAGTGATAGTCCATCGCGCAGTAGGCATTCTCGGGAACCGTGCGACCTACGCAGTCGCCGAGTGCGTCTCTGAAGTCTTTACCAGGCACGAAGCCCGGATTTCCGAGGGCCTGCCCGACCAGCAGAAACCGCTCCTTGCGATTGAATCTCCGTAGGTGGTCCACGAGGTCAGACACGATTCACAGTTCCCCTCATCTGTTCACTAGGTATCGAGTTCTCACGATCTGACTAGCAGACCGGAATGGTCGACGCCGCCGCAGGCGCATTATGCCAATGCGCTCATCTCAGCCGGAATGAGGCGTCGGAGGGCGTCGCGCGTGTCGGCATCGGTGGAATAGACGACCGTTCCGACCATGCCACGTGTTAGCAGAACCTTGTAGACGTTGCGGACCAGGTCGTCAAACGCCTCATCGCTGACCCTCTTCGTGTTGCGAAAGTCGGGATCACGATTGGCCGAACGGTTGCTTACGAACCGGCCGGCGCGCCACACCACATCCGGACCGAGGATTACGCCACTCCAGTCATACTCGAATCCCTGTGCCGTGTAGACACAGCCGACCTGCTCGAAGCCGCCCGGATCCGACGCCCATAGCGACGCTGGGGGTGCCATCCCAATGCGGCGGTCTGATTTCACGTTCCACGGCCGCATCCAGTCGCCGATCTGCACGTCAGGAACCAGCGTGCCGTCAGGCAGAGGATCGTTCCACGGCCAGCAATAGCCAGCAGTAATACGTGCCGTGTAGCCGTCGTTTTCCATCCGGCGAAGTAGTTGCTCGAGCTGATAGGGGCTGTCTGCGGCGATGAGCTCAAACCGTTCATCGCCCTGCCAAGCATGTGGTTCACGGTCTGTTAGTCCCAGCAGATCCTCTACCCAGCCAACGTATGCTGCACTCCCACCGCACCGGTATTGCTCGGGCAAGTCTACGGTGTGCACTCCAAGTCCCTGCGCTTCTGCAAACGCCTTGATGCTCTCGACCGCGCCCATCTCTCCTGGCCGTACGATCTGGTTCTCATCCAGCAAGAACACCGGGACCCGTGCTGCGGCGACCAATTCGTCCAACTGTGGCCGTCCGGTGCGATGTGCGGCAGCCGTGTAGCGGTTCTCTGAGGTTTCTCGTATCCGATGGGCTTCGTCGAGGATGAGCACGTCTAGGCTGTTCCGGTTGGCATCGATGAATTGGTTGAAGTACTTGAAGAGCTTCTGAACTCGTGGGTTGCGATGACCGGCCACTTTCCGCAACGTCTGGGTAAACGAGCGAGAGCCGGTCGCGTGGAGGACACTTCGCCCTTGCCTAGCCAGTTCCCCTAGTAACGACAGGGCGATGACGCTCTTGCCGCTGCCAGGGCCACCGGAGACGATCACTACCGATTTGTGGTCGCTCCGCTGCGCCTTGGCGACCTCGTGCATGACAATCGAGAACGCCAGCTGTTGGTGGTCCTGCAGAACGAATTGCTCCCGCCTCTGCACCTCGTCGGCAGCGACCGCGAGCAACTGCCGGGACGGGGCGACAGCAGAACGTAACAACTCGTCGGCAAAGGCGGCACCCGGCACGTCGGCGTCCAGCCGACTCCGCAGGAAATTGTGCAGAGCGTGGCGGTCGGCGGCAGTGAACACCTGTCCTAGCGGATCCGGACGACGGTCTAACAAGTCCGCTACCGCCTCGCGCGACGAGGCATTGTGCAGGTAGGCAACGCCGGCAACTGCCTCTTCGTCGCCATGCAGTGCACGCGCGAAGTCCACGACATATGTGCAGTAGCCGCGCACCTGCAACGCTGGGTGAAGCTTCGGCCCTCCGGGCTGCCCGTCGACCTCGACGAGGTCAGGGTCGTTCTCCCATCGACGCGCCTTTGTCCACTGCTTCAACTCGACGACGACGTAGGACGAACGCCGCGTCCGCGGGTGCGCTCCAGCGAGGACAACGTCCGCGCGCTGCGAGGTCAGCGGAAGCGGGTACTCCAAGATGACCTCGACGTTTCCGAGACCAGCGTCTACCAGATCCTGAGCTAGAACGGGAAGGCTGTTGCGCCACGATCGCATCTCGCTGGCCGGCGTGCGCCTTCCGTAGCGGTAGAGGATCTGCTCAAACAGTCTCTCTGCCACCGATTCCCCCGTCGCCTCACGCGCCAATGTCGCGGCGGTGTAGCGAAGCGTCACGGACAGTCCCCCGGGCAGCACGAAGAATCGTGCGGGTGGGGGCATGAGTGGGCCGCCGAATATGACTGGCGTCCGCCCGTCGGGCCGCTCGGCACATGCTAGACCGGGCCCTAAACGGCCCGTGAGAAGCTGCCCGCGTGACGGACATCGAGTCTCTTCGCGCCCAGCTTCGCGCGTTCGTCGATGAGCGGGAGTGGCGGCAGTTCCACGATCCGAAATCCTTGATCCTGGCCCTCGTCGGAGAGGTCGGCGAACTAGCCGAGCTTTTCCAATGGCTGCCGGCCGAAGATGCGGCGGCCATGGCACGCGAAGAGCCGCTGGGACGCCGCACCGCCGACGAATTGGCGGACGTGTTCATCTACCTCGTACTGCTGGCGGAGTCGCTGAGCATCGACCTTCTCGACGCAGCCCAGCGGAAGCTCAACGCAGCCAGCGACCGCTATCCGCCAAGCGAGCACCGCGGCGTCGCGCCACAGAAGGAATGACGCCAGTCTCCGCACGTCCCGCGACCAGATGAGCTCCTATGTGTCAACCGGGGTAGCGCGTAGCGTCTGTTGTGGCGGTGGGTGTGGTTACTGGCTGAAGCGAAGAGCAGGGCGGGGACTGGAAGTTCTGTCACGCTGCTGGCCCAGGCCGTAGGACGTGTCCCGTTGCCGTGGCCGCGCCCGCCGTTTCTTACGCGGCTTTCGGTGTGTTGCGGTGTGCAGGCCTTATCGGGTTTGTGGCGGTGTCGAGGTCGGCGTGCATGGTGCGGTAGACGAGGTCGGATAGCCGTCGTTTCAGGCAGCGGAGGGCTTCGCGGCTGGTCTTTCCTTCGGCTCGTTTGCGTTGGTAGTAGGCGCGGCCGTCGGTGTCGGCGCGGATCTGGGTGATCGCGATGGTGTAGAGCGCCCGGTTCAGGGTGCGGTTGCCGGAGCGATTCAAGCGATGCCGGCTGGTCCGGCCGGACGAGGCTGGGATGGGAGCGGTGCCGTTGGCGGCGGCGAAGGCATGGCGGGAGCGGTAGCGGCGGATGTCGGCGACTTCGCCGAGGAGGGTCGCCGCGACCACCGGCCCGGCGCCGTAGATGGCCGTCAGCGTGGTCGGTTGGCCCTCGACCGCGGTGGCGATCTGTTTGCCGACCTGCTTGATCTCGGCGGTCAGCTCGGCCAGCCGGCGCAGTCGGCGGCGGGTCAGCTCGGCGCGCACGCGGTCATCGCCCTCAAGCATCGCCAGCGCGGCGGCGATGAAGCTTGGTCCGGTCAGGCGCGGGATGTTTCCGTGATAGCCCGGATTCAGGCCGTGCAGTTCGGCATGGGTGCGGTTAGCCAACGCCGTGCGCTCATCGGTGAGCTGGCGACGGTAGTCGGACAGCGCGCGCAAGTCCGCGGCATCGCCGATTGCGAGCTGCACGGGCGGCAGACCGGTGTCGCGGGCGGTGATCCGCGCGATCGCGACCGCATCGAGGGCGTCGGTCTTGCCTTGCCCGGGCCGGCCGGATCGCTCCCGAGAGGTCATCGACGGCGGCACCTCGACGACCTCGACCGTGCCCGCGAGCACCAGCCTGGCGGCGGCGCCGCGGCCCCAGTTGCCCGAGCCCTCGATGCCGACCCGGCGCACCCGGTGAGCCGCCAGCATCTTCTCCAACGCGTCAAAACCCTGCTCGGTGTTCGCCACGTCCCGCACGACGACGGGTCGCCCGCCATCGTCGATGATGGCGACGGCGAGGCTGTCTTTGTGGGTGTCGATCCCGGCCAGCACGAAGTCCCCTTTGCCTCAGTGACCAGCTCGCTGCACAAGGCGCCGGGCGCAGCGCATGCATCTGCGGGCTGACCCGCCGGTGCTCCTATCAAGCGTCAACCGCCCGGAACCTCAAGACATCGCCAGCGGGCAGTCATTGACAAAGCCACAGCCAACAACGACTCGGCAGCAAGAGGTAGAGCCTCACCGACGACATCTACGAGCACCTCGCCGATGATCGACGAAGCCAGCTGAGTACAGCAGATGCAAGAGGTGTGATCGTCATGCCTTCGTTCGTCGAGCGGCAAGGTCCGGGTGTCCTTGGAGCTGGCCTCGCTGGCGGCGCGTATGCGATGGGCGATGTTGGGAACGTTGCTGACTATCGCCAGTCGAAATCGCGATGGTGGGTCGTAGGCCTGGTCGTTGGTCAGGTGAGCCGGCGTCCGTTGAATCCATGGGAATGCGATTGGTCCGCCGAGCGGGAGACAATTGGGGCGGCCAACCAGCGCGCGGTTCCGAGCGATTGCGTGGTCACTGCCGACGCCTTGTCCTCGAGAATCGGGTACGCGGTTGGCCCGAGCAGCGTGACCCGTTGCGCATTGAGCATGCCGGCGTCCTATACAACCGGACGCTCCCCCGCCGCCCGCTCGGCCACGTAGATGAAGATCAGCCTAGTCAGGTAGCTCACAGGCCCCAGATGTTCGAGGGCCTCGGCGTACCGCGGCAGCTCCTGATCCAGAACCTGGTCGAGCAATTCGGCTCGGCTGTTTGTCTCGACGTACTCGCTCACGGCCGGGCAGGCGACGTCCTGCATCGATCGGCCCTCGAGTGCAGCGCTCCGCAGCAGCGCGTCCGCCTCGTCATCTGAAGACCCACGGGTCATCGCCTCGTGATCACGGTATCGACAGCGATACCAAGCTGGCGGAGTTCCGATCTGATCGCACGTCAAGCGGGACATTCACTCTGGCACTCCCCCGTCCCCAGTAGAGGTCGTGGTACCTACCCGTTCGGTCCGGCGTCGAGTCGCCGCCGACGCACGCTCCAGAACCGCGCCTGACGCCCCGGGCCGGGGGTGCGTCCGATGATGTCGGCACACAAGATCACAGCAGGTCACGGGTACACGTACCTGACCTCACAGGTCGCCGCGCAGGACGCGGGCGCGATCTTGCGAGGTGGCCTTGGCGCCTACTACTCGGAGCGCGGCGAGTCGCCGGGCCAGTGGCTCGGATCCGGACTCGGATCACTGGATCTCGAGCGGGGGTCGATCGTGCGCGAGGAGCAGATGATCGCGCTGTTTGGCGAGGGTCGTCATCCGGACACCGCGACGCTCACACGCGACCTGAGCGCTCAAGGAGCGGACGGGACGGCAGTTGCTGAAGCGACGGCGCTTGGCCGACCCTTCGAGCTCAACCTGGCGAACAACGAATACCTGCGCATGGTGGCCCAGCTGACCGCCGAGTGGAACCGCGCGCAGGGCCAGCCGGGCTGCGTAGCCGCACCGGCACATGTGCGCTCGATGATTCGCACCATGGTCGCGGAGGAGCTGTTCGCGCAGACGCACAATCGACGGGCGACCGACGCGCGCGAGCTCGCCGGGTTCATCGCGGCTAAGTCCCGCATTGGGTCGCGTGCAGTCGCGGGATTCGACCTGACCTTCTCCCCGGTCAAGAGCGTCTCGGCACTGTGGGCAGTCGCTCCGCGGCCGGTCGCCGATCAGATCAGGGCGGCACACGACGCCGCCGTCGCCGACACCCTCGCCTGGCTGGAGCGCACCGCGGCCTTCACCCGCCTCGGACGCAACGGCGTTCGACAGGTCGACACCCGCGGACTGATCGCGGCCGCGTTCGTCCATCGCAGCTCGCGGGCCGGCGACCCCGACCTGCACACGCACGTCGCGGTATCGAACAAAGTCCAGACCCTCGACGGCCGGTGGCGAGCCTTGGACGGACGGGTCCTGCTCAAAGCGACCGTCGCCGCATCCGAGCGCTACAACACGCGTCTGGAGGCCGAGCTGCGCGACCGCCTTGGCCTCAGCTTCGTCGAGTATCCGCGGCCAGGGCGCCGTCCGGTTCGTGAGATTGCCGGCATGGACGATCGCCTACTCGGTCAGTGGTCACGTCGCAGGGCCGCGATCGACGCCACGCGAGGCGACCTCGCACAGGCCTTCCTCGCGAAGCACAGACGTCCGCCGACTCCGGTCGAGTCCATCGAGCTCGCGCAGCAGGCGACGCTGCAGACGCGGCCGGACAAGGTTCAGCCGATGTCCGAGGGCGATCAGCGGCGTCGCTGGCGGGCCGAGGCCGAGGAGACGCTCGGCGGCGAACGTCTGCCGGCGATGATCGACGCGGTCTTGTCCCACACAGTTGCCCGGCCGCTGACAAGTGATGGGCTGGATATGGGCAAGAGGGCGCAGCAGGTCATCGACCGGGTACAACAGGACCGCGCCACGTGGCAGCGGTGGCACGTTGCGGCCGAGGCGCAGCGGGTGGCGCGCGGGATGAATCTGCCGGTCGTGTCGCTCGAGGCGACGGTCAAGGAGATCGTGAGGCTCGGCCTCGATGAATGCTCCGTCCCGCTGACCCGCGCGGATGTCACGGCCGAGCCGTCCCAGCTGCATCGTCGGGACGGCGAGAGCGTCTACCAGGTCGCCGGTTCCCAGCTCTACACGTCTCAGGCGGTGCTCGACGCAGAGCAGATCGTCCTCGACGCCGCCGACACGTTCGACGGCAACCGGGTCGAGGCGCCGTCGGTCGAGATGGCGTTGCTGGAGTCGACCGCGAACGGCCTGACGCTCAACGACGGGCAGGCCAGGTTCATCCGAGTGCTGGGCGCGTCGGGAGCGCGCTGCCAGCTCGGACTCGCGCCGGCTGGAACCGGGAAGACCACCGCACTGCGAGTACTCGTTCGGGCCTGGCAGGAGAACGGCGGCCAGGTGCTCGCGCTCGCACCGTCCGCAGCCGCCGCCCGGGTACTCGGAGATGCCGCACAGGTACCCGCCGACACCGTGGCCAAGGCGCTTCACGACCTCAACCGAGGCACGCTGCCGCTGGACGACCGCGCTCTGGTCGTCGTGGACGAAGCGGGCATGGCCGCGACCACGGATCTCGCCAACCTCACCCGACACGCAGTAGCGGCTGGGGCGAGCATCAGGCTCATTGGCGATGATCGGCAGCTGGCCGCGATCGGCGCAGGCGGTCTGCTCCGCGATCTCGCCGAGAACCGATCGACGGTGCGTCTCAGCGACGCCGTGCGATTCGCCGATCCGTCCGAGGCAACTGCGGCGCTTGGCATCCGCGATGGCAAGGCGGGTGCGCTCGACTTCTACCTCGACACACGCCGGGTCCACGCCGGCGACGAGTTCACCGCGGCAACGTCCGCATACCAAGCCTGGCGCGTCGACCGAGCGACCGGGCGGGATTCGCTTCTACTCGCATCGACACGAAAGCGGGTCACCGAGCTCAACCTGCGCGCCCGGGCCGATCGTCTAGGCGCTACCGGCGACGGCCAAAGAGCCGAGGTGACGCTCGCCGACGGATCTCGGCTCAGCGCCGGCGATGAGATCGTGACCCGACGCAACGAGCGACGCATCCCCATCACCGCAACTGATTGGGTGAAGAACGGCGACCGATGGACGGTCCATGCCGTCCATTCCGACGGCGGCATCACCGCAGTCCATCGCGACACCGGCCACCACATCGCGCTGCCGGCGGACTACGTCGCCCGCCACGTCGGCCTCGGCTACGCGATGACCATCCATAGCGCCCAGGGCAGCACCGCTGACACCTGCCACGTCGTGATCACCGGATCCGAATCCCGCGAACAGCTCTACGTCGCGCTCAGCCGAGGACGCCTGGCCAACTACATACACGTTGCGCTGCCGGGAGCGAACGACGAGCACGCCGCGATCCGCCCGGAGACACTGAATCCGCTGACCCCACTCGACATTCTGCATCGCATTCTCGATCGCGAGGAAGCACAGCACTCCGCAACCACGCAGCGGAGCCAACTGGTAAATCCGCAGCTCAGCCTTCGCGACGCCGCCGCTCGATATGCCGACGCCGTCCAGCTCGCGCCCGCATCTTCGGACGCCTTGCCGATGCTGCCCGCTCCGCTCCCCTGGCTGCCACCCGTTCCTAGCCTCGATGAGGAAGGTTGGAGTCGATACCTGACAGCACGCGCTCAGCAGATCACTGACCTAGCCGACCGGGCGATTGACCAGAGTCTTGAAGCCATACCGGCCAATGACTCGGTGGACCGCCGGGACCCTGCGCTACGACACGACTGGGCGCTATGGCGCATGACCCATCCGAGCGAAGGTCGCCAGGCGCTCAGCCGGCGGGAGATGCTCTACCAGCGACACCTCGAGGACCGTCGGACCGCACTGATCCGAGGCCACATGCACGACGACGCGCGGCGCTGGATGCCGTTGGTCGCAGCGGTAGCACCGGCTGCGGTGGGCGCGCAGGACTATCGACGGCTCGCCGCGACCCTGACGCGGGCGTTCGACGCGAAGCTCGATGTCGACGGTCTGCTCCCGAGGCTGTTGCAGGGCCAGGACGTCGGCGCGGCCGTCACGGAGCTGGGGCGCCTGGTCGATCAGCAAACCACGACGCATGCCCCGAGACCCGACACTCACCGGCACCCGTCCATGCGAGTGGACCTCGAGGCCGGACCGCCGGACAAACCCATGCAGGTCCGACCGGACCTGTAACGCCACCGAATGAGGAGGAACGATGATCAACGACGAGGACTTCACCGACGAGCAGCTCCTGCTGACCACGGTGCAGGCGGCGCGCGTACTCGGTATCGGCCGCACGGGCGTCTACGCACTGATGAAGCAAGGGCTGCTGCATCCCGTCCATATCGGTCGAAGCTGCCGAATCTCGTGGGCGGAACTCGAACGCTTCATCGCCTGCCTGGAATCCGACGAGCCCGAAACACGGCGACCGGGCCGACCGCCCGCCCTTCGCGTGTGGAGCCGACGGCCCGACGAATCCGGAGCATCGCGGATGATGCCCATTGAGATCCGCGGGTCAGGCGACGACTCAGCCGCATAGGCGCCAAACCTGGTTGAGGCGGTCGACGGGGCGGGGCAGGATCCGAGTCGTGCCGGAAGGAGCACGTGATGGCCGGACGCGGAGCGAACGGACGCTCAACGATCGTCAAACAGAAGGACGGCCGATGGCACGGCTTCGTATCCATGGGGGCGAAAGGCGACGGAACGCGCGACCGGCGGCACGTCTCGGCAATGTCGCGTGCCGCAGCCGTTGCGAAGGTGAAGGAGCTCGAGGCGAAGCGCGATGCGGGAGCCGTGAGTGTCACCGGCAAGCCCATGCTTCTCGAGGAATGGCTGGACTACTGGGCGGACAACATCGCCGCGGTGCGGGTTCGGGCGAGAACCCTCAACACCTATCGCTCGATGATCCGTATGCACCTCAAGCCATACATCGGCAAGCGTCGCTTGGATCAGCTCCAACCTGAGCACCTCGAGCAGACGTACAAGAAGTTGCTCGACAAAGGACTCTCCCCGGCCACGGTGTTGCGTGTGCATCGCATGCTGCATCGCGCGTTGAAGATCGCGATGCAGCGCGAGCGTGTCGCGCGCAACGTCGCCACGCTCGTCGAGCCGCCACGACAGGAGCGACCCAAGACGCCAGAGCCGCTGGACGTCGATGAGTGCAAACGCGTGCTGGCAGCTGCCGAGGGGTTACGAAACTCCGCCCGCTGGACGGTGGCCCTGGCGCTAGGACTTCGACAGTCTGAAGCGCTCGCGCTGCAGTGGAACGACATCGACGTCGACCGCGGAACGCTCTCGGTTCGTCGCGGCCTGCACCGCGTGCCTGGGGAAGGGCTGGTCTTCACCGAGCCGAAGACCGATCGCAGCCGTAGAACCATCGCCGTGCCTGGGCCCTTGATCGAAGCGCTACGTCGCCAACGCGCCGCGCAAAACGAGGAACGACTCCTCGCCGGAACAGAATGGGACGACTGGGACCTCGTCTTCACACAGCCGAACGGCCGACCCCTGGACAAGCACTCCGACTACGAGGCGTGGACCAAGCTGCTCAAGAACGCCGGCGTGCGCCATATCCGCCTCCACGACGGACGCCACACCGCAGCCACCCTGCTACTCACCGCCGGCGTGCACCCGCGCGTCGTCATGGAGCTCCTGGGCCACAGCCAGATGCGCACCACCACAGACATCTACAGCCACGTCATGCCCGCGCTCGCCCAAGAAGCCGCCGATCGTATGGCCAGGACACTCTGGACGTAGATGCCTGGGTCGCCCAGACCCAAGTGGCGGCAGAGGAATTGCGGTCGTGAGATTCTAGGTCACGCCTGCCACCAGTTCGAAGAACATCTGGCGCCGGTCGACGCGTGGAAAGACGAGGTGGGTGCTCTTCTGGTTGGTGACGTCGCAGGTCGGCCGGTCGCTGAACACGTAGGGGCCGCCGGTCCGAGAGGTGAGGTCCTCGTTGCTGGGCGGCGAGACCTGATCAGATCGACGAACGATGGATCCGCACCGTCGTGGCCGACCGACAAGATCCCGAGGAGGCCTCCAGTTGAGCTGGCCTCCGGAGAGCAGGTGACGGTGGGCGATCGGGACGCCGAGTGGCCCAAAGGGCGGTAGATCATGGCGAGCAAGGCGTTGACAACTGTCAGAAATTTGGATCGGCAAGATTGGGACGACGTTTTTCGCGGTGCTGCCATTCGAGAGGCCAGTCCGTTGCTTCGCCTGCGCGCAGCTCGTCGATCATAGGGGTATCGGTATCCCGGCGTCGTTGAAGCCCAAGTCCCGCTCGGCCTGATCGGTAATTGCTGCGTAGTAATGAGCATGGTCCAACAAGCGCCGCAGTGAACGACCCGTCTGGATGCGGAAGTCCATATCCGTGGCCGGACAGCAACACCTGACGATCGGAGCGTCGCTTCTTCTCGGCGCGTGGCGCACGACGACACGGCTCGTGGGTACCGGAGGCGCTAGCGTCAGTGCGTTGGTCGAGACTAGGGGGATAGGTGGCTGAGCCGCGTGGTGAACGTGTCGAGTTCTTTGACATCTTCTCAGATCCCTTTTCCGGTCCAGGACGACCAACACCGCCCTTGCCTGTGCGCCCGCCGACTCACCCCCGGCGGTCACTAGAGGACGCGCTTGCCAAGCCAATCCTCCGAAGGTGGGGTAGGCGAACGATCAAGGAGCTCCGCAAACTCCGCCCCCTGCACGTCGTGCTCGTTTACGATGCTCTGGAGTGGCTGCCGTTTCAGCTCAACATCGACAATCACCTAGACCACCTGGCCGACGAGGTCCGGAATGGCACATACGTCGCAGCCCGCCCGGAGATCGTGAGATCTGCGAAGACTCTCGGGCTAACTCGCCCGCTGGCGTTTCTCGCAATACGAGACGCCCTACTATACAAGAACATCGTCGCCCTGGCTGAGAACGATCTACTCGGTGAGATGCAGCCCTTCACCCGATTTGGCAGGGCCGACGAGCGGGGCGGCGATCAGCGGTTCGACCCCGATAGCGGATGGTTCAGGGCATGGCTGAAGCGCAATGCCCAGCTGTGGACAATCACCCAGAACCACGAGTGGATCGTCGAGACGGACATCAGTAACTTCTTCCCGTCGATCCATCTCGATAGTGTGCTCGACCATCTGATCGCACATTCAAGGATCGGGGTCGATGTGGTGCGGTTGTTGAGCCACATGCTGCGACAGTTTGCACCGGTCCCCGAGTACCGTGTTTCGCCGTTGATTGGCCTTCCGCAAGAGCCGTTCGACAGCAGTCGAGTAATCGCGCATTCGTTTCTCGGTGCTGTAGACGAGGCGTTTCTCGCACAGGGTGCGAACCACCAATTCAGCCGGTACATGGACGACATCGCAATCGGGGCGTCGTCGTACGCGGAAGGCATGGAGTTCGTCTCGCGGGCCCAGCGCACCCTCGAAAAGCTCGGTCTTTACCCGAACGCGGCCAAGACCCGTGTAATTCCGTCGAGCCAGTTTATCGACGACTACATGAAGGACGAGAACGACTACATCGGCGAGATCGAGCAAGCACTGGAGGGTGGCGGATCGGCAGACCTTCATGAGATCGAGGGACGGGTAGTGGCTCACCTGGACCTAGCCCGTCGCCCGAGGGGCTGGGAGCGAGTCCTGCGCCGGTACGCGACGCTATGTCGTCGTGTACGGTCCCCTGTCCTTCTCGAGCGTGGCATCGATCTGATTCCGGAGCTTCCGGGCTCGACGCGCAGCATCCTCGATTACACGGCTACGTTCCCTGTAGGCACAGAGACGATCAAGCGTCTACGCGAGCACGTCACCGCTTTAGCGTCGATCTACGAGGACGTCCGCGCGCTCTCGTTCGAGTTCCTAGCGGTGGCGCCGTTGACGGGCGACCGGTCGGCCGAGAATCAGGCGGTCAGTTGGGCGACGGAAGTTTTTGAGGACACACGGGTCACGGCTCCGCGCCTCGCAGCGATCGCGTCGATCTTGATTGCAAAGTTCGGACACGCGGGAGAGCTGGACTCCCTCGCGCAGGCCCTCGATAGCGGACGGGGAGATCCGGACCCTGTTCGTAGGCAGCTACTGGTGCTTTCGCTCGCGTCACATCGCTTGGAATCGAATCAGATCGCGCGATTTGGAATTGAGAGTACGGGTATGGCTGAGGCGGCGGAATTCCTGACAGAACTGACGCGCCCCGAGCGTCGCTTCGTTGAGTCGTCGCTGGGCATGTGCAAGCCGCGTGAACGCAAGGATCCGCGTATCTGGATGATTCCTCCGCGGGGACTTTTTCTCGGCGTGATCGCAGCTGGAGCCGACCCGGCTCGCGGAAGAAACAAGATCGCGGGATTCATGAACCTCCTCTATCAGAACGAGGAGCCGTTGCGTGACAGGGCCGGTATGCGATGGCTGGAGGATGCGGCCTCGTAGCTGGTCCTCACGCCGAGAATCCACTTATGGGTTGAATGCAGGGCGGCTAGGTCCTCAACCCATGTCAGCTTCAGCTCGTTGGATCGGGGAGGTATAGCCAGTTGTCAGCAAGCTCAGCGAGCGCTCTCATTGTGCCCTTCGTCTGCTTGCCCGAGAGGTCCCATACCACGGCGTGCCACGGCTGGTCAGCCGTCGGAGCTCGCATGACTCCTTGCGGCTGGACCTCACCTGTAAGTTTCTTTAGCGCCCGAAGCTTTCCCACCGGTATCCGAACGATCCCGTAAGAGACGTTGAATTGCACCAGCAGATCCTCGACCTTGCTGCTCGTCTCACGCCACTCCGACTCAAGAGCAACTGAGAGGCAGGACGCAGCGAGGCCGTGCCGAGCGGCGTGCTCGGCCGACTGCTGCTGAAATGCGTTGCTGCGAGCTCGCGGTGGCGGGCCGTGGTCAATCGTGTCTGGCCTAACGAGGCGCAGCACGACGTCGTCGTTGGAGATGCTTGGATCGTCGACGAGATGACGTAGGTCCGTCACCGTTCAGATCAGTTCGGGGTTCGCTACGCCTAAGCGCCAGGCCCATTTCTCAATGCCATCCGGAACATCCGTTAGCGGTCCCTCCCAATCCCATTCGCCGCGCATAGCGACGTAAACGTCCAGGTCGCCCCCAGGCTCGGCATCGATGGTCACATGGACAGTAGGGGTATCGAACTCCGCAGATATTCCACCCGAATCGCTGCTACTGACGAATGGCCTCGGAGCATCCACCCAGACTGAATCCGACAGGACCTCTATCAGGGCGTTCACCGGGCCTACACGGACCAAGTCCGCTTGGTACAGCGAGGCCGCGCGTTGAAGGACGACGTCGAGCCACGTTGCAGGAGTCGCCAGGAGAGGACGGAGATCAGCGGTCCAGACTTCGCCACTCGATACAGAGGTTCGCTGGCTCGATAACTCATGTTGCACGGGTGGACGACTCAAGACGTCAGTCATCACTTCTCACTCCCCAACTCTACACGTGTAGAGAAAGGCTGGATATGACCAACACCCAGGCATGGATCCTTGTGGTTGAAGTAGGCGTCCTCGCCCTCGCCGCGCTGGTCGGACTACTCCGCGGATAGCCATGCGCACCACCACCGAACGCGGCTACGGCCACACCCACCAACACTCCCGCCGGCTCGCCTTCGCTTCCCTTCCCGAATGGTCAGCCTGCGTCCGCTGCGGCGACATGATGTGGAAATGGGCACGCGACACCCACGGCCGCAGCGCCCTGCACTGGGACCACAACAACCAACGCGACGGCTACCTCGGCTTCGCCTGCCAGCACTGCAACACACGGGCAGGGCAACGCACCAGCCGACACCACACCATCGGACACCACGGTGATCCAGGCCCAGGCTGGTAGTGAGACTAAGAGCTGATCGTGCTTGACGACTGGCGAGCAGTCACCCTCCTCACTATCGCCATCATCGCCCTCACCATCTGGCTCGTCTGGCTATAGGAACTCCCCAAGGGGAGGACCCAACGTCAACTCGACGCGATCGACTCACAAAAATTCTCGACCAACTTTTTTACCGCACCACCGCATGACCGTGCAGTCATGCGGATTTTTATTCACAAAAGGGGCGGCTGTGTGACGGCTGTGACGCTGCTTCCCGAGGCCCGGCACGTTGTCCTGCCGGTTGGGATCACCGGTTCGGAGTTCGGCGAGGTTGAGGAGCAGTGCGCGCGGGTCGGTTTGGAGTTCGACCGGTGGCAGAAAGACTTGAATTGGGCGATTTTGTCGCTGCGGGGCGATGGCCTGTATGCGACGGACACGGTTGTCCTGTCGATCCCGCGTCAGGTGGGGAAGACGTGGGATGTAGGGGCGATCGTTTTCGCTGACAGCATCGTGAATGCGGGGACGTTGACGGTGTGGACTGCGCATCATTTCAAGGTGGCGCGGGAATCATTCAACGAGATGCGCCGGTGGGCGTCGACGCCGCGGATGTTGGAGCATGTGGACTATACGAAGATCACGACGGCGGCGGGGAATGAGGCGATCCCGTTCCGTAACGGCTCCCGCATAGTCTTCGCCGCGCGGGAGCGGGGGGCGATTCGGGGGTTCACGAAGGTTCGCCGCCTGATCCTGGACGAGGGGCAGATCCTCACGGATGACGCGTTGGCTGATCTTCTGCCGACGATGAACCAAGCCAGCAATCCGCAGGCGATCATCATGGGTACCCCGCCGAAGCCGACCGACCCGTCGGAGGTGTTCGCCCGGTTGCGGGCGGACGCGTTGAACGGTGTGTCGGATGATGTGCTGTTCGTCGAGTTCTCCGCCCCAGCCGACTCGGATTTGGATGATCGGGTGGCGTTGGGGGTGGCGAATCCGTCGTACCCGTTGCGGACGGGTGAGCGGTCGATCGTCCGGCTGCGGAAGTGGCTGACCGACGACGACTTTCGGCGTGAGGTGTTCGGGATTTGGGACGGCACCCTCGTGGGGTTGTTCAACCCGGCGGAGTGGGCGGCCGCCGCGGATCTCGAATCGGAACCGCTGGCGCCTCTCAGGTATGGGATCGAGGTGTCGGCGGGCCGGGCCTGGTCCACCCTGGGGGTCGCCGGGTACCGCGCCGATGACCTGGTGCACCTAGCGGTGCAACCCTCGGAGCCGGGCACCGACTGGGTTGCTGATAGGTGTGTGGATTTGTGGGACCGGCACCCTGACTGCAGCTTTGTGATCGATGGCACCGCCGGCCCGGCGGAGTCGCTGATCCCGGCGTTGGAGACCGCCGGTGTGCCGTTGACGGTGCTTAGCGCGGCGGATGTGCGGAAGGCGACCGCCATGCTGGTCGACGCGGTGCATGACGGCACGATCAGGCATCGGGCGCAAACCGAGCTCACCCGCGCGGTCGAAGACGCCATACCGAGGTCGGCCGGGGACGGCGGGTTCGCCTTCTCGAGGAAAAACTCGAAGTCCAACATTTCCCCGCTGAACGCGGTGTGCTGGGCTCACTATGTGACGGTGCTGGCCGGTCCGGGGGACATTTTCGGGGAGTTCGGTCTGGAGCGGCCTGAGGCCGGGGAAGGCTCGGCGGATGGTTCCCTTGGCGACGACTCTGCTTGACGTCCTCGGCCTGTTGTTGATGGCTGCCGGCGCGGCTGCTGCGGTGTTTCCGTGGCTGGATTGGGCGTGTTTGGCGGTGGCGGGGGCGGTGATCCTGCTCGGGTCGCAGCTGGCGGTGCGTATGAGCCGGGGTGCGCCGTCGTGAGCCTGTTCGCCACCCGGGGCATGTCGTTCCCGTCGGCGTCGGAGTTGATCCCGGCCCGCCCGTCCATGTCGAAGGGGCAGGTTACTGTCACCAACGACACCGCGTTGCGCCATTCAGCGGTGTGGGCGTGCCTGCGCCTGCGGGCCAACATGATCTCCACCCTGCCGTTGGACGTGTACCGGCGGGCGTTGGGTATTCAGGTGGAGGTCACCCCGTCCCCGTTCTTCACCCAGCCGTCCGGCCCCAACGTCAGCATGCATGAGTGGCGGTACAGCACCCAGTTCGACCTTGACCGGGCCGGTAACAGTTTCGGGATTATTCGGGAACGGGACCGCTACAACCTGCCCTCGCGCATCGATCTGGTCGCGCTCGGCGACGTGTCGGTGGTGGCGAAAGGCGCGGACATCACCGGGTACCGCATCGCCGGGAAGGGCTACCCCCCGGAGCAGGTGTGGCATGAGAAGCAGTACACGGTCGCCGGTCTGCCGGTCGGGCTGTCACCGGTGGCTCACGCCGCCTGGGCGATCGGGGAGTACCTGAGCATTCAGGACTTCGCTTTGGAGTGGTTCGGCCGGGGCGCGATCCCGGCCGCGGAGTTGAAGAACACCGCCCGGGTGTTGAAACCGGCTGAGGTGGTGACCGCGAAGCAAACCTTCAACGCGTCGGTGAAAAGCGGCGAATTATTCGTCCATGGGAGCGATTGGGAATATCGGCCGATTCAGGCCGAGAATATGGGCACCGCCTGGTTGGATGCGAAACGGTACGGAATCGCCGACGTTGCCCGGTTCTTCGATTGCCCGGGGGATCTGATCGACGCCGAAGTATCAACCGGGCACATCACCTACGCCAGCATCACACAACGCAACCTGCAGTTCCTGATCATGAACTTGCAGCCGGCGATCACCCGCCGGGAGGACGCTTTCACGTCGCTCACCCCACGCCCGCAGTACGTCAAGTTGAACACCGACGCGTTGTTGCGGATGGATCCGTCGGCGCGGGCGCAGGTGATCAAAACGCAGATCGACGGCCGATGGTTGGCACCGTCCGAGGCGAGGGCGTTGGAGGACAGGCCGCCGTTCACCGAGGAGCAGTACGTGGAGTTTGAGCGGCTGTTCGCGACCCGGCGGGTCACCGAAACCGTTGGGGCACCGGGGCCGATCCCCGGTCAGGTTGAGGTGCCCTGATGCCGTGGCACATCGAACCCAAGCACTCGTCGTGCCCGGTGTCGAAACCGTGGGCGGTGGTCAAAGACTCTGACGGCAAGGTTGTCGGGTGTCATCCCAGCAAAGAGTCCGCGAACGCGCAGCTAGCCGCCCTGAACATCAACGTCAAAAGTGAGGTTCCGATGAGTGATCACCCGGCGTTGCGGGCCGAGGCGGCGCAAGCCCGGTTCGCGGCTCTGGCCACGCTGGGTCCGTCGGCGCGGGAGTTGCTGCCGATGGGTGAATCGAAGCGGGACAACGTCCGGTTCGGGTCGGAGTTCCGGACCGAAAAGGTCACGAAAGACGGACGGGAACTGTTCCAGCTCGAGGGCTACGCGTCGATGGTTGAGCGCGGCTATGAGATGTGGGACCTGTTCGGGCCGTATACGGAGACCGTAGCCAAGTCCGCGTTCGATGAGACGCTGGCGGCGAGACCGCTGGTGGTGTTCCGGTTCAACCACGGCGGCATGCCGATGGCATCCACGCAGAACAACCGGCTCGAACTGTGGACCGACTCTTTAGGGTTGGGTGACCGGGCCTGGTTGAACCCGGAGCGGGCGGATGTGCAGCAGCTGGTGCATGCGGTGCAGGACGGGGACGTCACTGAGCAGTCGTTCATGTTCAACATCGATGAGGGCACCTGGAACGACGACTTCACCGAATACCGCATCGACCGGGTCAACCTGGACCGGGGAGATGTGGGTCCGGTCACCTACGGCGCCAACCCCCACACCCTCGTCGCCGCTAGATCTGGCGAGCTACTAGCGGCGATCCCTAACCTGCCTCGCCTCGCCGCGCGGGAGGCGTACGCGCTGCTGAGCGCCCGCCAAGACATCACCGACCCCCCCGTGACCCTGCCGGCCGGGGATGACTCGGGTAACTCTGCCCGGCCGGCAGTAGAAGGCACCTCGTTGCGGCTGCGGATGGCGCAGCTCGAGGTGGACCGGCAACACCTGTAACCGCTGACGCCGCGACGGGAGCTCACACCCGCACGGTGGCACCACTGGTTCACGGGAGCTCACACCCGGTGCCGATGGTCCCTGCGACCCCCCAACCAATCGGAAGGAAAAGCTATGCCCACGTTGCAGGAGCTTGTGGCGACCATCGAAGTCGACATCGAGCAGACCCATGCGAAGAAGCTGCGCGCCCTGAAGGAACGGGAGTTCATTCTGCAGAAGGTGCAGCAGGAAGGCCGCCCCACCCTCACCGAGGAGGAGGACGCCCGGTACGACGAGCTGCGGGTCCGCGGCGAGGAAGAGGACGAGCGGGAGGCCGGGCTGCGGAAGCGGCTCGCGCAGGCGCAGGAAATCGCAGCGGAGGAGAAGGAAAACGAGCGGGCCGCGCGGGACACCAAACCCACCCCGGCCAAGAAACCGGCCTATAACGAGGTGGCGCGGGTCGGGCAGGAGGAACGCACCTACCACGCCGGGAACGACCCGAAAGGTGGCGCGTTCCTGCGGGACGTGTGCCGCCAATTCCTGTACAACGACGTGACGGCGTCCACCCGGCTGGCGCGGCACATGGATGAGGAACGGATCGAGCGGCACCAGTTCGACACGTATCAGGTCCGTGCCGCCGGTACCGGTGCGTTCGCCGGTTTGACCGTGCCGCAGTACTTGACGGATCTGTACGCCCCGGCGACGGCCGGGCTGCGGCCGTTCGCGAACATCTGCAACCAGCATCCGCTGCCGGCGGACGGTATGACGGTCAACATTTCCCGCATCACCACCGCCACCGGTGCCGCTCTCCAGACGACGGAGAACACGGCGGTGCAGGAAACCAACATTGATGACACACTGCTGACGGAGAACATTCAGACCGCGGCCGGTCAGCAAACGTTGTCCCGGCAGGCGATCGACCGGGGGACCGGCATCGAAGCGGTCGTCATGGACGACCTGTTCCGCCGCTACGCCACCGTGCTGGACGCCACCCTGATCACGCAGGCCACCACCGGCCTGTCAGCGGTGGCCACGAGCACCACGTTCACGACCGCCACCCCGGCGTTCATGTCCACCACCGCCGCCAACTCGCTGTATTCGAAGATTCTCGGGTCGACCGCCGGGGTGGAGGCCGCGTTGCTGGCCTACGGCTACCCCACCCACGCGGTGATGCATTCCCGCCGTTGGCATTGGATCAATTCGCAGGTCAGCCCGAACTGGCCCGGCATCGCGCAGCCGAACATTCCGGTGCAGGCCGGTGGCACGTCCACCGCGGTCGGTTACAACCAGGGCATCCGCGGCTATCTGCCCTCGGGGTTGGCGGTGGTGGTTGATAACAACATCGCCACCAACAACGGCACCGCCACCAACGAGGACGAGCTGTACATCGTCCCCTCGTCTGAGTGTCATCTGTGGGAGGACCCGAACCAGCCCGCGTTCATCCGCGCCGAACAACCAGCCGCAGCCAACCTCGGTGTGCTCTTGGTGGTGTACGGCTACTTCGCGTACTCGTTCCGCCGGTACACCAACGGCATGGGCAAGGTCAACGGCACCGGCCTCACCGTTCCCACCTTCTAATTGAGGCTCCTAAGGTCCTGGCCCGACCGCATCCCCGAACGCCGCAACTACGTGGTCGACGGGATCGAACGGCTGATCATCGCCAACCACCATTACGGCCCGCTCGCAGCCATTGATGATGATGTGCTGCTGCTTGAGTGGGATATGGCGGTCGGTCAGGAAGAGTTACGGCGGTTCGCTGAGCTCGCCCGGGAAACCCCCCGCCGGGTGACGGTGGCGCCGTACCGGATTTACGCCGATGCCTACAATCTGCCCGCCGATATTTGGGCGCACCGTCGCTGGGACGGGACGGGCAGGGGCACGGTGATCCCGGTCGGCGCCACCCCCGTCGCAACAGGTGAGCCCACGTGCAACCTGTTCGGGCTGGGGATGGTGTTTCTGCCGCGGGAGTTGATCAGGCGGTTCGCGGCGGCGGCGTATGCGTCACATTTCGGGGATAAAGAGTTCTCGATGTGGCATTACGAACGTGTCGCGCAGCAGGTGCCGATCTGCTGGGGGGTGCGGCCGGTGCATTTGAACTATCAGATACCGGAGGGTTTGTGATGGGTGACGAGAAGCAGCCGGCGGCGGTCACGCAGGCGTTGCAGGAGAAGGCGAACGCCGATCGGCTCGGCAATGAGGAGGCGATCAAGGCGGCTGATAAGCGGCTGGCCGCTGCCGGGTATGAGCAGGCAGCGGAGAAACGCGCGGCCGCCGCCGAGGACGACGACGAGGCGAAGAAGACGGCGCCGAAGGACCGGGCCGCGAAGGCGAAGGCCACCGGCGAATAGTGCACACGGAGGCGTACGAGTGGGTGGCCCGGTACGCCACCGACGACCCGGTCACCGTCCTCGACCTCGGCGGAAGGGACATCAACGGCTCCCCCCGTGGCCTGTTCCCAAACGCCGACTACCTGGTCCTGGATCTCGTCGACGGCCCGAACGTTGACATTGTTGCGGATGCAGCTATCTGGGATCCGTACACGTGGTGGGACATCGTCGTGTGCTGCGAAGTGTGCGAACACACCCTGGTGTGGCGGGACGTGCTCGGCACCGCCGCGCTCGCCCTCCGACCGGGGGGTCGTCTGATCGTGACCACCGCCGCCCCCGGCCGCGCCCCGCATTCGGGCATCGACGGTGGGGAGGTACGGCCCGGTGAGTATTACGCCAACGTCGAACCCGACCAACTCGAACTCGCCCTACGCCACGCCGGGCTGGTTGATGTGGTGATCAACGTCAACCCCGCATCAGCGGACGTCCGCGCCACAGCCATGAAACCGGAGGTGTAACCGCCTTGATCGACCTAGGTGACGCCGCCCGGTTCGCGGTCACCATCACCGACTCCACCGGGGCGTTGGTCAACTCGGCGGCGTTGATGTTCACGCTCACCCTCCCCGACCAGACCACGGTCACGCTCACCCCCACCAACGACTCGACCGGCAAATACCACGTCGACTACACGACGATCGCCGAGGGCAGGCATGTGGGCCGGTGGGTGTCCACCAGCCCGGTGTTCTCCCACACCCAGATCGTCGACGTCGAAGCAGCCGCCGACATCTCCCTCGTCGCCCTGGATGATGTGAAGAAGCAGCTCCGCAACCTGACCACCACCGCGGATGACGAACTAAGGTCCTACATTCTGTCGGTCACCGAGAACATCGAATCCACCCGCGGTGTGTGCGCCCCCCGGTCGTTCACGGCCCGGGTGGATGGGGACAACTGGTCGCTGGTGTTGCCGTACACCCCGGTGATGACCTTGACGTCGTTGACGGCGGTGTACCCGTGGTCGCCGTCGGTGAACGCGGCCACCGACGTGCTGATCGACAACGTGTCGGGGATTGTCACCAAGAAGGACGGCTGGCAGTTCTACGGCCCGTACACCGCGGTGTGGACCGCCGGCCGCAGCAAGATTCCGGCATCACTGCGGCAGGCGTGTCTGCTGATCGTCCAATACTTGTGGGACACCCGCCGCGCCGGGGTCGGCCCGCAGGCCGGTGGGCAGGACGTCGTGCAGTTGCCGGGCTGGAAATATCCGATCCCGCCGCGGGCGGCGTGGCTGCTCGAGTCCGCGCCTCAGGTGATGGGGTTCGGATGAGTTGGGGTTCGACCGTCCCCACCACCCTGACCGCTTTGGTGACCATGTTCGGCGCCGCGTCCCCCGTAACGTTGGTGTTCAACGGCCCCACTTTGACCGCCGAACCGTGGACCGAAGCGGTCACCGTCGGCTCGCCGGATGCGCAAACCCCCAACGCCGCCGAAGGGGTATGGCAGGTGGAGGGGATGGCCCCGGTGCCGTCCCGGGAGCAGTACACCGTCAACTGCCTGCTCGAGGTGCTGTCCGGCGCGGACGACCAAACTGTCGACCGGGCGCGCCTGTTCACGATTTTCAACCTGTACGGGGCGGCGCTCGCGACCGACCCCACGTTGGGTGGGACGGTGCTGTCCGCCCGCATGGGGGTTTTCGCGCTGCGGGAAATCCCCGCCGACGTGTCATCCACGCAACTGCAGTTCGGTGTCCTCGTCGACGCCTACACCACCATCTAACGAAGGGTTCCCCCGATGGCTCTGCTCGCCCCACAGGCCGTGTCACAGACCGGGTTGACCCCGGTGTACACGGCGGTCAACTCCTCCGACACGTTCGTTGGGGGGGACAACATTTTCTTGCACGTCAAAGTGGGTGGCACCGCGTCGACGGTGACGATCGCCTCCCCCACCACGACGTTCTGCGCCCTGGGTGCGTCCGGCACCGCGCACCAAATCTCGGTGGGCCCGTTGACGTCGACGGAACGGATGATCGGGCCGATGACCCCGGGCCGGTTCAACGACCCGTCGACCGGGGTTGCCACCGTCTCCTATTCGGCGGTCACCGGCGTCACCGCCGCGCTGCTGCAGTTCTAAAGGGGGCGACCATGTGGCTTGAGCATCCGGATCTGCCCGGGCAGCTGATCCAGGTTCACGACGAGGAGGCGGCGGTGCATGCCGCCCGGTCCGGGTGGGTGGGAGCCGCCGATCCGGTCGAGCCGACCACCGCCGAGCTGGACGCCCAACTGCTCCGCGCCGACGGGGCGGAACCGCCCGCCGAGGCGGACGAAGAGGAACCCGCGGCCGAGGACACCGAAGCCGAACCCACCCCCGAGCCGGCCGAGTCGGCAGAAAGTGAAGAGTGAGACATGGTCGCGCCACCTCTCGCCGCAACCTCCCGCTACATCCCGGTTTCCGTCCGGCACTGGTATTGGGTGCCGACGATCGCGAACCTGACCGCGCCGTCCCGCGCCGAATTGAACGCGGGCACGGATCTGACCGGGCAGATCCCGCAGGACGGCGTCGCCGGATTCTCCGTCAAAAGCAACCTGGTCGACGCCGGGGACATGGGCAGCCGCTTCGTCAGTAAGATTTCGGGGCTGATCCAGGCGGATGATTCGACGATCACGTTCTACATGTCGTCGACGTCGTCGGATGTGCGGTCGCTGCTCACCCAGGACCTCGCCGGGTTCATCGTCATCCTCCTCGAAGGTGACATTTCGGGCCGCAAGATGGACGCCTACCCAGTCACCGTCTCCTCGGTCAGTAAGGAAAATGCGGGGGCGAACCCGGCCACGCTGACGGTCACGTTCGCGATCACCGCCGTTCCCCAGGTGAACATCACCGTCCCATGATCACCGTCCGGGTCGACTCGCACGGCTTCCCCGAAGCGGTCCGCGAACTGCGGATCGCCGGAACCCGGCTGCCCGCCGCGTTGCGTAAGGGGGTGCGGAACGCGGCCGCCCCGGTCGCCGACGCCATCCGCGACGAAGCAGCAGCGGTGTCAACCAGGACGGGGCGGATCCCGGCCGCGGTGCAGATCCGCGCGTCGGTCCGCAACGTCATCGTCCGCATCGACCCGAAAAAAGCACCGGAAGCAGCCCCGATCAACAACAAAGACCACAGCGGCCAGTTCCGGCACCCGGTATGGGCGAAGCCGTGGCAAACCCGCGACCAGTGGACATGGCGGCCGCAGCAGGCCAACCCGTTCTTCCTGCGGGGCGCCCGCCGGGGGCAGGCCGAGGCCGACCGTAGGCTGGGGCAGGTGTTCACCGAATGGGAACGGCAGGCCGGATTCCACTAGAAGGGGGGCGGACCCTGGTGTTGCTGAACGTGTCGTATTACGAAGAGAAGTGGGATTCGTGGGACTCGGAAGAACTCACGGTGCAGGAGATGCTGCTGCTGGAGGAGGAAACCGGGTTCGCCCGCATCCAAGGCCCCAATTCGATGCTCGCGTCCGCGTATGCGTGTGAGGCCCGCGGCGCGCAGGCGCTGATCTGGTGGCTGCGGGGGCATAACGGCCGGGCGAAAGGCCTCGCCGATTTGAAACCGGGGAAGCTGCGGATCGAGATGCTGCCCGACCCTTTACCGGAGGAGGATTCCGAGCCGACCGGAACCGGCTCGTCCGACTCTTCGCCGAGCGGTTCGGGTGGACCCCGGCGCAAGTCGACCAGTTGACGCAACGCGACCTGGATGCGTTGCTGTCAGAACCAGTAGGCGAGGGGGACGGCGAACGGGCCGATCAGCAGCCCGTTGATTAGGCCGCCGCCGAACACGGAACGCTTGTCCGGGTCGGGGACTTTCGCCGCGCCGACATGCCCGGCCCACAGGCCGAAGCCGACACCGATGATCAGCCACAGCGGAATCACGATCAGCACCATGAGCCCACCCTAACCCGTTGTTGCGTGTCCCGCAACTTTCCGGAGGTTGATGAATGCCTGACCGGGTGTTGCGGTATGTCATCACCGGCGAGGACCGGGGCGCGAAGAAAACCCTCGAAGACACCGCCACCGCCGGGGAGAAGGCCGCGTCCAAGATCGGCGGCGCGTTCTCGAAACTCGGGGGGATGGTCGGCGGCGAGCTCGGTGAGGCGCTCGACAAGCTGTCCGGGGCGATGGATGTTCTCGGGGAGCACGGCGACTCGGCGGCGAAGAAACTGACCGCGTTCGGCGCGGCCGGGGTCGGGCTCGGGGTCACCCTGACGATGATCGGCGCGAACGAGAAACGCGCCACTGACCAGCTGCGGCAGTCCATCGAGGACACCGGTCACAGCTTCTCCGACTACTCCGACCAGATCGAAGAAACCGTCAAACACCAGGAAAATTTCGGGCACACCGCCGAAGACACCAAATTCGCGTTGCAGAAGTTGACGCAGGCGACGCAGGACCCGCAGAAAGCGTTGGAGGAGATGGGGGTCACCGCCGACCTCGCCGCCGCCCGGCACGTGTCGCTGTCCGACGCGGCGCAGCTGGTGGCCCGGGTCTTGGGCGGCACCGGTGGGAAGGTGCTTGCCCAGTACGGCATCACGATGGGGAAAAACGCCGACGGCACCAAAAACGTCGACGGCGCTCTGCAGCAACTGGCGGACCGGTTGAAGGGGCAGGCCGCGGCCGCGGTCGACAACTTCTCCGGCCGCATCGATGTGGTCCTCACCCGGCTGCGGGACTGGGGCGCGGAAGTGGGGCAGAAACTGGGCCCGGCGATCACCGTCGCATCGGGGATCGTCACCGCCGCCGGTGTGGTTATGCAGACCTATCAGGCGCGGGCCGCCGCAGCAGCAGCAGCCAACGAGACGCTGGCGGCCAGCGAAGGGCAGGTCGCCACCGGGGCGACCACCATGGGCGCCGGCCTCGGCGCCGGCGGGTTACTGGCCTCCGTGGGTCGGGTTCTCGGCCCGATCGGGTTGCTGGCCGGTGGCACCCTCGCCCTGAAATCGGCGTTACATGCGGCCGGGTTGGAAGCCCCCCCACTCGGCGTGAACATCAACGACCTGGCGAAGGCCACCGACAGCGGCAGCAGCGGCGCCGAAGACCTCGCCACCGCAATGGAAAACCAGCTCACCCCGGCGATGGGCAAATTCCATTCGGCGACCGGCCCGGCCATCGACGACATCATCCGCGCCACGCTGACCAGTAAGCCGTTGACCGGTTTGTTGGACAGCACCGGGCAAAGCCTCGACGACGTCACCCGGGCGTTGCAGTCCAGCCCGGACGGGTGGAACAAATTCATCGACGGCGTCGAAAAGTCGATGAAGGCCGGCGGCGCGAACAAGGATGTCATCAAGTTTCAGGTGGGGGTGCTGAACGACCTTCACACCGCGTGGGTAAACGCGGGCACCGCCTCCGAGACCAGCAGTCAACAGATCAACAACGCCACCGACATTTTGAAAGCCCACAACCTGACGTGGGCGACGGCCGAAAAACAGTATGAGGATGCATACAAGGCGGCGCATACCCTCGACGCCGAACTCGGTTACATGTCCAAGGCGTTGGACACCCTGTCGAACAACAAGGCCAACGCCGCGCTCGGGGCGTTGCAACTCGCCGACGCGTGGGACACCGCCACCAGTTCGGGTTCGGCGTTGACGAAACAGGTCCAGGACCATGGCACCGCGCTGAAGGGCAACACCGCGGACACCCGCTCCAACCAGGAATGGATCATTCAGCAGATCCTGGCCATCAACTCGCAGGCGATAGCGGTCGGGAAAGCCACCGGGTCGGTGAAGACGGGCACCGACTCATTGGGCACCAACACCAAGTCGCTACTCGACAACGCGACGCAGGCCGGATACACCCGAGACCAAGTGCAAACACTGATCGACAAATACGGGGCCACCCCCAAGTCGGTGACCACGTCAATCGAGCAGCAAGGCGCCGAAGCGGTCCAACAAAAACTCGGGGACATCCTCACCGTGCTGCAGGACATCGCCAAACCGGGTTGGCAGGCGGTCGTCAACTTCCTCGCCGGGAACACGTCGATGCCGCTGGGTGGCACCCCCGGCGGCGGCGCGACCGGTGGCCTGATCAACGGTGTGGGCACCGGCACCTCCGACAGCAACCTGATGCGGGTGTCGGCCGGTGAATACATCGTCAACGCTGCCGCCACTTCTAAGTTCCTGCCCATGCTGAACGCGATCAACGCTCCCGGCATGGCCGCTGGTGGGCTGGTCGGGGATCTGAGCGTCAACGCGATGCCGGGTGGTATCAACCTGTCGGGGTTCGCGCAGATGATTCTCAACGCGAATCAGAAAGCAGCCAACCAGATGTTGGCGTCGATCGGAGGGGCTGGGGGGCCGGCCACGGTCGGCGGTGATTTGGCGGCGTGGATCGCTGCGGCGATCGCTATTACCGGTGACGATCCGATGATTGCCGGGGCGGTGTACCGGCGCATCATGTTCGAATCCGGTGGGAACCCGCGGGCGATCAACCTGTGGGACTCCAACGCCCTAGCCGGGGACCCGTCCCGTGGGCTGATGCAAACGATCGGGGCGACGTTCAACGCCTACCATCAGCCCGGCACCAGCAACGACATTTACGACCCGGTCGCGAATATCGCCGCCGCGTTGAACTACATCCGGGCCCGCTACGGATCCATCTATCTGATTGACCCGCCGGTGCAGGGTTACCGCAACGGGGCCTGGAACGTGAACCGGGACGGCCTGGCGTTCCTGCATCAGCGGGAGTTAGTGATGGACGCCGGCAACGCGGACAAGTTCCGCGCCGGTGCTGGTGGTGGGGTGTTCATCGCGCCCGGTGCGGTCACCGTGTATGCGGCGCCCGGCATGGACGAACGCCGGGTCGCCGCCGAGGCGTTCACCCTGCTGCGCCGGTGGGTTGACGATCGGGAACGCCGCGCGTTGAAGGGACCGAGACGGTAATGGCCACCACCCTGACGGCGACGTTGAGTCTGGACACCACCGCAGCGAACGCGCAGTGGACGACGACGAAGAACCTGGCGAAGACGATCCCCGACAAGATCAACGCCGCGCAGGCCACGTTCAGCCAGATCGCGGTGACCGGCGCCCCCGGCCCGTCCGGCACGGTGACGTTCACCGTCAACCACGCGCAAACCGATTCGGCGTTGGCTGATCTGCGGTCCACGGTGCAGCAGGTGTTGGACGATATCGACGCCACCCAGTCGGCGGTGAACGCATTGGCTCCGACCGTCACCAACGTGGCCTGACCCGTGGAGCCGGTGACCGACAAGTTCCGTACCGCGCTGGTCGGCGGGCACGCCACCACGGTGCGGGTCGAGCTGCTGCCCGGCGGCGATGACGGGCAGATCGTTGACCTGACCAACTACTTCGCCGACGGCAGCCTCACCGTCAGCCGGCAGGCGATCCGCCGCTCAGGTTCGTTGACGTTCGTGGACCGGGACGCCTCGGGGCTCATCGTTCCCACCAGCCCGGACTCGTATCTGGCGCCGTACGGCAACCAGCTGCGGGTCTGGGCCGGCATCGACTACGGCGACGGCACCAGCGAGGTGGTGTGCGTCGGCACGCTGCGGATCACCAAATCCACCGCAAGGTATCCGACCTGCGTGGTGGAGGTGTCGGATCGGGCGTGGATCGTGTCGAACGCGAAACTTGAGGCCCCGTATCAGGTCGCGTCGGGGCAGCCGTGGGACACCACCATGCTGAACCTGTTGGGGGACCGGTACCCGGGCTGCCCGGCCGACATCCCCGCGGTCGACTTCGACTCGGTGACACCACGCATCACCCTGGACGAGCAGGCCGACCCGTGGGAGGCGATGCAGAAGTGGGCCGCGTCGTTGGGGTTCGCGCTGTACTTCAACCCGCTCGGCACGGCGACCCTCGCCTCCGAGCTCGGGGTGTCCGCGGATCCGGTGTGGATCTACGACGGCACCCTCACCCCGGCCGTGCCGTACGACCCGACCGACTGGGCGAACCTCGGCCTGGCCGACACGTCGGACGAGTGGGATTCGGCTGACACGTACAACGCGGTGGTGATGGCCGGCGCATCATCCTCCAACTCCACGTCGGTGCGCGGCACCGCCTACGACACCGACCCGGCGTCCCCCACCAAGTACGGGGGCCGGTTCGGGAAGAAACCGCTGTTCGAGTCCAACGAGTTGTTGGCGTCGAACACGCAGGCCGGGAAGGCGGCGGTCGGCCGGCTGCAGCAGGTGGCAGGGATCGCGGAGGCGTTGACGGTGCCGGCGGTGCCGAACCCGGCGCTGGAGGTGGGGGACGTGGTGACGGTGATCCGCCCCGACCTCGGCATCAACGCGGTGCACGTGCTGGACGACATTCCGGTGCCGCTGCGAGGTGGGACGCAGACGTTGAAGACGCGGGTGCGGCGGGTGGTGGCGTCCGGGGATGGATAACCATGACCGGGGTGTGGTCACGGCCATGGACTACACCACCGGGTTGGCGACGATCACCGTCGGCGGTACCACCGGCATCATCGCGCAGGTCATCGGCGAGTTCCCGGTGGTCAACGCCGAGGTGTACGTGTCGAAGCGCGGCGACGGCAAATCCGACTGGGTGGTCACCGACGTGCACGCCCCGTCCGGGCGGGCCGGGACACCGACATCCAGGTACACGTTTGCGCGGACCGCGCTCGGCCTCGGTGCGAGTGCGTTCGCCGACATCGGCACCCCACCCAGCACCGGATGGTCGACCGGTGCGACCGGCAGCAACACTTCCACCATCACGATCACCAAGCAATGCCATCTGGACCTGTGGGTGCAGTGGAACAACCAGTGGTCGCTGTTGTTGAACGCCACCATCGGCGGTAACTCATGGTCGGCGGTGCATCTGTCCGAAACTCAATCCGGTGGCGCGTACCGCGGCGGGATGTCGTTCTCGATGCTTCTCGACGTCGGCGACACGATCGGACTGGGAGCCCGCAACGTTCTCGCCTCCACCAATGACCTGATCTTCAAGACGTTCATGACCTTGACCGATGTCGTCGTCGGCACCCTGCAGACCTAGGAGCGCTGGATGACCATCACCGTCATTCAGCCGAACTCCGATATCAACTCCACGTGGTCCCGTAACCCGGCGTCCGGCACCCGGTGGGACAAGCTGGTCGACGCCAACGTCACCACCTACATCTCCGCGCCCGGGGCCGGGTCGCAGGTGTACCAGGGGTTGGACTTCGGCTCGTTCACGCTGCTCGCCACGCAGCGGATCCGGGCCATCCAGGTCGCCATCCAGTACCGGTTCACCGCCGCCGGGTATTTCACCGTGAAGGTGATCCGGTTCGGGTTGACCAACTCGACCACCGCGATCATCCAGCAGGCGTCGGCGGCGACCGCTGGTGGGCCGGTGACCTCGCCGTGGATGTCGGCCGACCCGGGCGGCTACGAATGGAACCAGGGTTCGCTGGACACGTTCTCGGTCCGGTTGTACGACAACGCCACGTCCGGGTCACGTATCGCCGTGTACGAGCTGGGCGCGAGCGTCGATGTCCGCAACCAGCCCACCGTCGCCGCGCCGACCGTCACCGGCAACACCACGTCGTCGCGGCCTCGGGTCGACTGGGTGTACTCCGACTCGGATGGGGACAACCAGTCGGCGTGGCAGCTGAAAGTGTTCTCGGCGGCGCAGTACGGGGCGACCGGGTTCAGTGCTGACACGTCGGCGTCAAGCTATGACACCGGGGTGCGTGGTAACGACGGCGCCTACTGGGTGCTCGATAAGGACCTGATCAACGCGGTCACCTACAAGGCGTATACGCGGGTCGCTAAGCAGTTCAATGGGCAGCGCTGGTTCTCCGACTGGGGTGTGTCGGCGGCGTTCACCATGGCGTTCGAGCCGATCCCGGCCCCGACGTTGGCGGTGACCGGGGACAACACGGTGCCGCACGTGCGGAATCAGATCACCGTCACCCCGAACCTGAACCTGCTCTCGTCGGATGACGCGTCATTCGAGGCCGGGGTCGGCACCTGGGTCAACTCCTCCAATGCGACGTTGGCGGCGTCGGCGACCCAGTTTTTGAAAGGCGCCCAGTCGCTGCGGCTGACCGCGACCGCAGGGGCGGACATGGTGGCGATCACCGGGTTCTACCCGGCCGCCCCCAATAAGGCGTACACGTTCCTGGCGAACTTCCGCGCGGGCACCACTGGCCGGTCATGCCGCATCGAGGTGCAGTGGTTCGACGGGGCCGGTACTCAGGTCGGGTCGACGGTTCTCGGCGGGAACGTCACTGACTCCAACGCGAACTTCAACACGCAGGCCACACTTACCACGACCAGCCCGGCCGGGATCCTGCAGGTCAAAGTGCTGGTGCGGGTGCTGGCTGCGGGTGCCGCGGAGATTCATTACGTGGACGCGGTGTCCATGTCCACGTCGAGCTCGACCACATGGTTCGCGGGCGGGGCAGCGGCGGTGGACCTGCAGTGGGTGGAGTTCACCGACCTGACCCCGCAGAACAGTCAGCTGATCAACCTGCTGCAACCCCAGCTCGCGCTCGGCGGGGAAGCGCTGAACACCACGGCCGGGTTCAACACCCGCAGCAACAAGGATCTGGTGTCGCTGGACCGGGGGCAGGTGTTCCAGGGTGAGGCGTCGATTCGGTGGGACGTCGGCAACAACACCGGCAGCCTCCTGGACATCGGCACCGCCCTCGCTGCCTACGACCCGATCTACACCCCGCCAGCCGTCCCGGGGGTGCAGTACACCCTGTCGTACTACGTGCGGTGCGGCTCCGGGTCGCACTCGCTGCGGTTGGTGCTCAACAGCATTGATCAGACCGGGGCGGTGGTCGGCTCGTCCACCAACGGCGGCACCAGTTCGATCACCACGGCGTGGACCCGGCTGACGGTGACGCACACCGCGCAAACCAACGCGGTGGGTTTGCGTCCGTCGCTGGAGAATATCAACGGGGACCTGGTCGACATCTACCTGGACGCCGGGCAGCTCGAGGAAGCAGCGACGGCGTCGGTGTGGCATGAGGGGCAGGGTGTGGCCCCGGCGTGGCAGACGGTGCGGGGCGCGCTGACCGCCCTGTCCGCGGATTCCCGCACCGGGGTGGCGTCGTGCTGGGACCGGGAGGCACCACCCGGCGGCACCCGCCTATACCGGGCGACAACGATCGCCGCCTACGCCAGTGGCACCAACGGCGCCTCCCCAACCTCCACCTGGGTAGCAACCCGGCTCGGGCTGCTCGACAGCGGCACATCCGTCGTGCTGAAGGATCCGAACAACCCGGCCCACGACATGCGGATCCGGGTGCCCAGCATCTCGGAGAACATCGGGGAGGACCTGACCGAACTCCACCCGGTCCGGCCGACCGCCACACAAGGCTTCGGGCAGCGGCCGGTGATCACCTCCGACTGGGTGTCCGGGGTCGGCGGGTCAATCACCGTGCAGATCACCGACGACCACGACTGGTACCGGCTGCTGCAACTGTTAGAGACGAAAGGCGCGTTGCTGCTGCAGTTCCCGGAAGGTGGGCAGCGGTACGTGCGGTTGACCGGGGACCGGTCGTGGACTAGGGAACCGGTCGGCACCGATTCCCGCATGACCCGACCATCCCGGTTCCTGCGGTCAGTCAGCCTGAGTTTCGCGGAGGTGGACCGTCCACCGGTGCTCGCCTAGGGGGATAAGTGCTGGCGGCAGAGACGGCGTTCGGCACACTCGGGGTCGCCCTGACCGTGGTGTTCGCCGCGATCGGGATCATCGGGGCGATCGCCACCGCAGTCACCGTCGTCAAGTCGAAGACGCTGGAGCAGAATCTTGAGCTACTCCGCGGTGCGGTCGCTGATCTGACCGCCGAGAATGTGCGGCTGACCACCGAACGGGACATGTACCGGGAGATCGCGAGGGGGCATGGGTACTCACTCCCGCCCGAGTCCGCTTAGGCAGGTTGCGGAGTCGATGGCCGGGGTGGCTGTGCTGGCCCGCCGGTGGACGATCGTGTCCGCGGTGGTGTTGTCCGCCGGTCTGGTCCTGTCGCTGGCGGTTTATTTGACCGCCGAGTCGCAGCCGGTTCAGCCGCCGCCGATCATCGCGATCCCGGCCCCGTCGCCGGTCGCCACACCCAGCCCGGTGCCGACGTTCCGCGCCCCGTCGGTGCCGGTGACGACGGTGCCGCCGCCGATCGTGGTGATCACCTCACCGGCCGCCGCACCGGTCGAAATACCGCCGGTGAGCGTGCCGCAACCGATACTGGGTGTGAGCCCGTCCCCGCTACCTAACCTGTCTTCGCGGACGTCTGGGGGCGGGTTCGTCACTGCCCCGACATCATCAGTGCCGATCCCAGCGACACCACCAACCGGGTCGTCGATGCCGATACCGGTCCCGCCTGTGACGTCCACACCGCCGGTGAGCGTGCCGCCGACCTCGATCTCACCCGTGCCTACCTCGAGCCCGCCGAGCCCGTCACCGACAAACTCAGCGCCGCCGTCGCCCACTCCAACACCGTCGCCCACGTGTGACCAGGACGGGCAGCACGGCCCGTCAAACAAACCGTCACACACAAAAGGACACACCTATGGGGCAGCTGTTCGAGTTGACGATCCATGCGGTCGGTGAGGTCCGCGACGCCGACGGCAACCTGATCGGGCAGGAACCACTCGAAACCACCACGGTGATCACCGAGGAGCAGGCCGCGGCGCTGGCCGCCCAACTAGAGGAGACAACAGCATGACAGTGGGCTTGTCAGCCACGAACCTCGCGAACCAGTGGCTCAACATGCTTGCCGCAACAGCGTTCACCGCCCCGCCGTCGTTCAACGTGAAGCTGCACACCGGTGACCCGGGTGGGGCCGGCACCACCGCAGCAGCGGTGGGGGATTCGACCCGCAAGGTGGTGACGTGGGCGGCAGCCTCAGCCGGATCCAAATCCATGAGCAGCATGTCCGGCTCGTGGACGAACGGCGGCACGTCGGAAACCCTGTCGCATCTGTCGTTCTGGGACAACGTTGCGGCCGGTAACTTCCTCGCCTCCGCTGCCCTGTCATCGTCGCAAGCCTGGGCGTCGGGTAACACGTTCTCGCTGACCACGCTCACGATCTCGATGACGCCGATCGCCGCGTAAGTGGAGGACGTCAACCGCCGGGCGTTCCTCACCCTCGGCGGGGCCGCGGCCGGGGTCGTCCTGCTCGGCGCCAGCATGGGGCGCGCCTCGGCCCGGCCGCATCCCAGGCATCCGCACTCATCGTCGGGGAGTTCATCGGTGCCCACCTCATATGGCGGATCAGGGAACACCCAGCGACCCTCAACATCCCCACCCGCAGGCGGCGGTGGATCGACCACCGCGACGATCTTCACCACCCAAACCCCGGCCACCTCGGTCGGCGACAACCAGGTTGTGATGGGCACCGCGTTCACCGCGGAAACCACCCTGACCTGCACCGCCGGGCGGTACTACAAGGCCGACAGCCTCTACGACGGGCTGACGATGACCATGGGGTTGTGGGACGGGGCCGGCACTCTGATCACCTCAACCACCCGGGTGCAGTCGGCGGGCGACCCGATCGGGTGGATCACCGTCACCTGGCCGGCGGCGGTGAACATTCTGCCCACGTCGACGTGGACGGTGGGGCTGCTCACCCCCGGCAACAACGGCTACTACTACACCACGGGTGGGCTCACCTCGGCGGTGGACAATTCGCCGCTGCATTCGGTCGCGACCGGCGGCCGGTACCTGTACAACGCCACCTTGGCCCGGCCGACGAACACCACCACCGCGAACTTCTTCATCGACGTGCTGGTCAACGTGGACCAGCCCGGGTACCGCAACCTCCCCGGCTACACCGGCTGGCCCGGGTACACCGGGTCGCTGACGAACGGGTCTGGGGTGACGTTCGTCGCCGGCACCACCTACAGCGGCTATGACTTCTCCGGGCGGGATATCACCGTCAACAACGTCACGCTGCGGGGCTGCCGCATCAAAGGCGCCGCCCCTAATGATCATCTGATGGGGATTCAGGCCACCGGGGTCACCCTGGACTACTGCACCTACGCCCCGGCGAACAGCAGCCCGCCGACCACGTTGGCGAACTCGTACCAGTTTGCGGTCAACTCCGGGGATTACGGATCAACGTTCGCGCCTGGGCTGACGATGACGAACTGCGACATTTGGGGGTTCGGCAACGCGATCACCACGGTCGGGGACTACACATCGAACCGGATCCTCATCCAGGACTGCTGGCTGCACGATGCGTGCCTGGACTCCACCTACCACACCGACGGTATCGGGGTCCTCAACAACGGGGAAACCGGCAAGGGCATCATCGTTGACCATTGCATGATCCAGTCCGGTGGCAACACCAACGGCATCGCGTTCCAGAACGGCACATTCTCTAACGACATTTTCACCAACAATGTGTTCGGCGGGTTCGGGTACTGCATCGCTATCGGGGTGTCGTCGGGGATGGGTACCAGCATCTGGTTCACCAACAACGAGTTCTGGACGTTGATCAAACCGGTGTTCGGGCCGATGTACCCGGAACTGTCGTGGTGTAACACGTCGGCCGGGTCGACGTTCCGCCGCAACAAGTGGCGCACCGTGCCCGATGCCAGCATGCTGTCCCGGTTCCCGTGGCTGTCCGGGTTGACGTGGCAGTGGGGAGCGTCAGGCAACGACGGGAAGTATTGGATCCCCGACGGCACCGACGCGTCCGGGGTGGGGTTCTCCGACTCGTCGTTCGTGTCGAGCACCGATTTCACCGGCTGATGCCCGCGCCCACGTTCGTCGCCACCTACACCCCGGCGGTCGGGTTCCAAAGCTCAGCCAGCCCGAAAACGATCAGCGTCACCTGCGCCGACAACGACGCGCTGGTGGTGGTGGCCTGCTCCGAGGGCGGCACCGTGCTGACCACCCCGACCGGGCAGTCGGGGTTTTCGTGGACGTCCGCGCAGTCGATCGCCGGGGGTGGCAGCAACGGCGAGGCGGAGGCGTGGACTGCGACCGTGGGCGCCGGGCAGGGTCAGACGTTCACCTGCTCGGTGACGAACACCGCGTCCGGCGTCAACTGGGGTTACCTCGTGTACCGGTTCTCCAGCCACGGCGGCATCGGCGCCTCCAACAAGGCGCAAACCACCGGCGGGCCGACCGTGTCGTTGACTACCACCGCCGCGAACAGCGCCGTGGTGGCGGTCAACGGGGACTGGGCCGCGGTCGATGGCGCCACCCGCACCTGGCGCACCGTCAACAGCGTCACCCCCACCGCCGGGAACAGCCTGGAAACCCTCTATTCCCGCAACGCCTCCAACTTCACCGCCTACTCGGCGTACTGGAACGACGCAGGTACGGCCGGCGCGAACAACTACGGCCTGTCGGCGCCGACCGGGCAGACGTATTCGCTGATCGCGGTCGAGGTGAAAGGCACCGTCTCAGCCGGGGGCGCCACGATCCTGCAACCGGTGTACAACGTTCCGCCGGTAGCCCTGCACCACTCCACCTCCTGGTAAGAAGAAAGGAACCTGTAATGGCCAAAGCTGGCTACAAGGTCTCAACGTCCGCGGCTGTAGCCTTGTCAGCCGCGACGGCCAAAACCACCCTGATGGTGATCTCCCCGGCGCAGTTCGGTATCGACCTGCTCGGGTTCACCATCAGTTTCGACGGGGTGACCGCGTCGGCGGTGCCGGTGCTGTGGGAGGTGGTCCGCTCCACCAACGCCACCAACAGCACCCCGGGCACGGCGAACACGTCGGAGTCGGCGAACATTCAGCAGATCTATGGACGGGCGATCACGGTCGGGTTCACCGCATTCTCCGCGTCGACGTCGGAGCCGACCGTGTTGACCGTCCTCGACTCGGATCTGCTCACCCCCAACGGCGGGCTACTCGTGTACGACTTCCCGCTCGGTCGCTCGCTGGAGGCGGATGTGTCCGCCGGGCTGGGGATCCGGTTGACCGCCCCGGCGACGGTGAACGCCCGCGCGTCGATCCGGTTCGAACGGGTCTAGCTAACTCCAGGGGTGTCGCGTTTGGTTAGGGGGTAGCTCGTGGCTGTCATGGGTCGCAGCTACCCCCGCCAAATCGTCATCCTGCCCCGCCCCGAATGGCCGTCCGGGCGGGACGTCTCCACCAGCGCCAGCTCAACCGTCACCGTCGGCATCACCGCCGACGGGATCATCGGGCTCGCCCCACCGCCCACGTATGTGGTCAACGAGACGGCGATCGTCGCAGCCCTGCAGTACCGCACCCAGGGGTTCCCGAACCGGCCCGTTTTCGAGCGGCCCGCCAGCACCGACCTGCAGGGCGCCGCCAGCTCCACCGTCACCGTCAACACCACCGCGGTCGGGGACGGCACCGGGCAAACGTCGACCGCGGTCACGGTCTCGTTCACCGCATCGGGGATTCTCGGCCTCGGCCCGCCGCCGACCTATGTGGTCAACGAGACGGCGATCCTTACCGCGCAGCATTACCGGCTGCAGGGTTTCCCGAACCGGCCCAGCATCGAAACCGGGTCGATGGCCCCGGTCGCCGGGGCCGGCACCGCCACGGTCACCGTCACGGTCGGGATCACCGCCGACGGGGTCGTCGGAACCAACGCCACCGCCGCACTCACCGACACCGTCACCATCACCGCTGACGGGGCCGTGGTCGCCGGGCCGCGTGCCGCCGCCACCTACGTCGTCAACAGCGTCGCCCAGTGGTCGGCGTGGGCGGCCCGGGTCGCCGGACTCGGCTACGGCAACGTCGGGATCTGGACCCGGGCATCCTCAGCGGACGCCCCCGGCGGGGATGCTTCGCTCACCGTCACGGTCAGCACCACCGCGACCGGGGTCGCGAATGTCACCGGTGCCGCCAGCCTCACCGTCGCGGTCGGCATCACCGCTGACGGGGCCCTGACCGGGGCCGGGGTCGTCACCCTCACCGACACCGTCAGCATCACCACCGCCGGGGCCGCCACCGGTAGCGCAACCGCACCGGTCACCGTCACGATCACCGCTGACGGGATCATCGGCCTACCAGCATCCCCGACGTTCATCGTCAACGAGCAGGCCGTGTACGGGGCGGTGCAATATTACCGGCTGCGCGGCTACCCGAACCGGCCCACCACCTCACGGTCGAGCCTCGCCGACGTGTTGGGCGCCGGGTCGAGCAACACGGTCGTCACGGTCGGCATCGTCGCGTCGGGGAATGTCGCCACCGCCTCGGGTGCATCCCTCGGGGTTACGGTCGCGTTCACCGCCTCCGGTGGCGGTCAGGTTGTCGGCACCGCGACCCCGGTGTGGACCGTAGGCATCACCGCCGCCGGGGCTGTGACAGGTTCTGCGGCCCGAACCATCTCCGTCGGCATTGTCGCCACCGGGAACCTCGCGGCAACCGGTAGCGCGATCCTGGCGGTCGCGGTGGGTATCGTGCCGGTACCGGCGAATGTCGCGATCCCGCCGATCACCGTCACCGGTAGCACGGCGGCCGCAGTGAGCGTCACCGGCGGTACAGGTCCGTTGGTGACTGTGCGCTGACCCCCGCCCGGGATCGGCGCAGCAGCCCCCACCTTCAGGTTCGCCCCTCAGGGTGGGGGCTGCGCTTAGTCGTCTTTACTGCTCGAGTGCTTTCACGACCGGGGCGGCGTCGATCACCAACGGCGACGCCAACCACCCGTCAATCTCCTGCTGCAACATGGGGGAGATCGGCGCGAACGGGATCACCTTCCCCAATAGCAGCCGGGTCTCCACATCGTCGATCGCCTCGTTGAGCTCGGCCAGGCGCTCGATAGTGAACCGTTCCTCGTCTATCGGGTAGGCGTTCAACGCTTTGCGGGCGGCGGTGATGTCTCTCAACTCGAACTGCTGAATCATCGAGGTGTCTCCTCGGGCTGCCCGATAACCGAACTGTCGTACGGCAGCGTGTACGGGTTCCGGATGTCGCAACTCAGGCAGATCTCCGCATCCGACGCCGCCAGCTCACCGCCGCACACCGGGCAGGTGAACACATCCCGCTTCTGTAGATCTCTAGTCACCGTTCGTCTCCTATCGTCGGCATCGGCTCATGCGGCAATGCCATGTACTGGCCCGGTTTGCTCCGCGTGCAGGTCACCGACCCGTCCTCGTCCAGCCACAACTCCATCCAGGAGACGCGGCGTTCCCAGTGCAGAATCTTCGTGCAATGCTGGCACGGGCGGATGTCGGTCGACACATCGTTCACCGCTGCTGCTCCTTCGGGGTGGGTCCTCTCGGGGGTGACCCGAAAGTGAATCCAGGCGTATATCGCGCTTCACATACATGTCCCGCAGCCTTGCACCGCTTCGCTAGCCGGCGCCTAGCGATATCAGGGGGGAAGCCTCGACCGTCTGGCCGCACTATCTCGTAATCACCGCACCGTTCACAGCGCTGGACAGGCTCGGTCTGCATCACGCCACCGTGCCGTCCTCAGCCACCCACAAGTCAAGCCACGGCAGCCGGTGTTCCCGGTGCAGCATCTTTCGGCAGTGCATGCAGGGGCGCACATCCACCGACGTGTCAGCCATCAACGAACGTCTCCAGCCCGGTGACCTGGGGCGCGAACACGTCCGCCGCGTCAGCGAACCCCGCCGGGTAGCAGCGCCCCCCGTAGGGCCTCGCATAGCTGTCGCCCGGGTTCCACAGCCACCCCTGCTCCGCGACCCGCAGCCGGGCGCAGGTGAGGTCGGACGCGGCGACCCGGATGTCTGGTTCGTCGGGGTTGTCGATGTCGCTGATGGTGACGACGAGGGTGGTCGGATCCCACTCGGCGTAATACCGTCTCATCGGCTTGCCCGCATCGCGGTGACCAACGCCGTCGCGTTCGGGAAAACCCATGACTCGTCACGGTCACTGAGCATCCGTTCACTGCCCGACGTCAGCGCCGTCTCGCACCCTGGGCGACCGCATGTGCCGGTCGTCTGATGTTGGCAGTGCACGGCACGCCCGCCGTGGTTCCGCATGATTGTCGCGTTCATCGCCATACCCCCGACCCTACCCCAGTGTTGCGCGTTACGCAACACCTAGGTGTCCGGTCACGCAGTCACCGCCAGCTCGGGGGGAACTGGCAGCAAAGCAACGTGACCGGACACCCACAACCCTAAACCCGGGAGACCCCCATGCCGATAGTTGCTACCGGCTACGACTACGCCTTCAACCATCCCTCCGAAACATGGCTCGCCGCCAACGCTGACTTCGTCATCCGCTACCTCTACCCCAGAAGCCAATACGACGCGAAAGACGCCAAAAACCTCAGTAAGACAGAGGCGGACCGGCTCATCAAACTCGGCCTCGTCATCGTCTCCAACTACGAGTGGTACGCCGAACGCGCCGGGGAAGGCTACGCAGCCGGGCTCGTCGACGCCCAAGCCGCCGACGTACAGCACCGCGACTGCGGCGGACCACCAGGCGCACCCATCTACTTCTCCGTCGACTTCGACCCCCCCGACCTGGGCGCGGTCGGCAACTACTTCCGCGGCGCTATCGCCGGCATCGGCGCCCCTCGAGTCGGCGCCTACGGCGGCTACAAAACGATCAAATACCTGTTCGACAACAACCTGATCAAATGGGGGTGGCAAACCTACGCCTGGTCCGGCGGCAGATATGACGAACGCTGCCACCTGTCCCAAGACGACCTTGACGTGTCGGTGGGTGGCGGCACCGCCGACCTCGACCACGCCCACACCGTCTACTACGGGCAATGGCCCGGCACCACACAGGAGGACGACATGCCCTACACCGAAGACCAACTGCTCGCGATCATGCAGAAAGCGGTCCGGTCGGTGCTCGCGGTCAAAGACCGCATGGCGATCAGCCAGGGCACCACCAACAACGACAACGTGTTCTCGGCGCTGATCGGCGCGTCGCAGACGCAGTTCAACAAGATGAACCAGTCCTTGATCCAGACCGCGGCCATCCTCGACATTGTGCGGAACCTGCCCGAGGAGATCCCGCCCCTGTCCCCGGAGCAGGTGGAGGCGGTCGTGTCGGCGATGACCGCCGCGGTGGTGGCGGGGCAACCTCCGGCGTTCACCGGCACCATCAAAATGGTGCCCGAGCCACCGGCGTGAACGCCTACATCGCGTACGCCCTCAAAGCGATAGGCACGGCGATAGCGTCGTTCGTCGGTGGGGTGATCGTCGCCCTATCCGACTCGTCCATCACGTGGCAGGAATGGGTGATATCCGCTGGGTGGGCGATCCTCGCAGGGCTGGCGGTGTTCGGGATCCGCAACGGCCCGAACCCGCAGGCGTCGCGGACGATCGGGGGGACGTCGGTGACGTACGAACCGGAGAACGGCCACCACGCCGAACACTAGACATATGACCGAGTACCGGATCGCGCTCCGCACCGACGATGACGACCGTCTAGATGATGTTGTCGTCAACGACGTGTCCTGTTTCCGCGCCGAAATCATGGACGACAAACAACTGTTCATGTGCTGCTACTTCCCGGACTCTGATGAGCGGGTGGCGTTCTGGGTTCGGGTCGAGCGCGGGAAACTGCGATATTACGTCACCGAGCAGCCCCCCGAAACCGACCAGTTCCCCTACGAAGCAGACACAAGTGTTGCGTCACACGCACCCGCAGGGTAGCGTTAGGCGCATGGCCGACCGGTGGGAGGTGAGCCGCATCCTCGCCGACTCCATCCGCGCCGAACTGAAACGCTCCAAAGAAACCCAGAAACAGTTAGCCGACCTACTCGGCATCCCGAAATGGACGATGGCGAAACGGCTCTCCGGGGTGCACCAGTTCTATCCCTATGAGTTGGTCACCGTCGCCGAGCATTTCGGGGTGCATGTCGGCACCCTGTTCGATGAGGTGGAAGACGACGAGGAGGTTGAGTGATGGGCGGCCCGGGCAGTGAGCACACACACCGCCCGGGCCTCGGATGATTCGTCGCCGCCTAGCGAGAAAGGATCCGCAATGGGCACGGTAACAGCAAAACCGGGGGAAACGATGAACCAACACGACCACCGCACGGCGCTGATGGAGGCGATGGCTGGCCGGTCGGTGCCGGACGGTGCCGCCGCCGTCGCCGCCCTCTACCCGGGCATGCCTGACCATCGGGTGCGGCTGTTCGTGCAGCATCAGCATCAGCTACGCAACGCCGCCCGCTACGGGCAAGCCAGCCGCGAACTGGAGACGTTCCGCCGCTCCGTCAGCGCAGGTCAAGATACCTCGGCGCCGCAGGTGAAGACGTGGATACTCGTCGTCGCGGTGCTGATGCTGTTCGCGGGGTTCGCTGCGGCTGCGGCCGGTTCGACCGGGCACCTGGTGGCGATGTGGTGCGCGGCCGGGGTGACCGGGGTGTTGATGGTGGTCACGGTGGTGGGTTTGCGGTGGCGGTCATGACCGAGCCTCAGTCATTGGCTGAGGCTGTTCTGTGGTTTCAGCGAGACATGCCCAACATCGTCAAAGGCGAAACCGCGACGGTTCAAACCCAGACCCGCACCTACAGCTACCAATACGCGGATCTTCACGAGATCACGCTCCAAGTGCTCAGCCGTCTGAACGCGCTAGGCGTCACCTACACGACCGCGCCGACGCTCACCGACGACGGGCATTTCGTGCTCGAATGGCTGTTCACCCACGTCCCCTCGGGCGACTCGAAAGGCGGCCGGTACCCGCTACCGATCGGCAAGCCGCAGGACCAGGGCGCGGCGCAAACCTACGCCCGCCGTTACTGCCTATGCGCCTACCTGGGTATTGCACCGGTCGGTGATGACGCCGACGCGGCCGAACGCGCCGCGCGGGAAGAGAGGGCCGAGGAACGCGCCGCGCAGCCGCCCACCGCTGGGGACATCAAGAAGTACGAATACCAGCTGACGCACGCCAAGACGGTGGACGAGATCGTGAAACTGGGGGAGGAGATCGGCCGGCGCCTGCCCGCGAGCGAGGAACGTAACAGGCTGTCCCGGCTGTGGTCCGAACGGAAAGCGGAGCTCCAGCAAGACGCCGCGCACGAATCAGTCACGGGCAGTGACTACTCATGACCCCTCCCACGCTGTCACCCGTCAGGGTTGATCGGATCACCGCATCCAGGGTGCCGAAGATCCTCGGCCTGTCACCATTCGGCGGCCCGGACAGTGTGATCCGCGAAATGATCCGCGAACACTTCCAAGCGCCCGTGGAGGTGACACCACAGTTTGAGCACGGTTGGGCGAACGAAGCCCTCGCCCTCGCCGAATACGAATCCGCCACCGGGTATCTGACCGAGATCCATGGCAACGCAACGGCCACCGTCATCCACCCCGAGCACCCGTGGCTGGCGGCCACCCCTGACGCGTGGATCGGCGCCACCGGGCTTGTGCAGATCAAATGCCCTGAGCGGGCGCGGCTCGCGCTGGTGGAGGAACGCCCCGACATCGCCGCGCAGATGCAATGCGAGATGGCGTGCACCGGCAGGGTGTGGGATGACCTGTGCATGTGGCGGTACCCGGCTAAGCCCGTCATATCCACGTTGAGCGTCGATATCGATTGGCTGCCATCGGTGCACGCCGAGCTGAAAACGTTCCACGAGCTTTATCTGCGCACCTTGGCTGATGACGCGCTAGTGATACGGCACCTCTCACCGTTGGTGGATGAGCGCACCGACCTGGAGTGGCAGAACGCAGTCGTGAACTATTGCGAAACGCTGATCGATAAACAGTTAGCGGATCGGGCGAATACTGAGGCACGCGACGCGTTAATAGCGCTTACGGGAACGTCGAAAACGACGAAAGGCGCCGGGGTCACAGTGTCACGCAGGGCTGGGGGGAAAGGCGAATCATGGGCGATCAGAGTCGATTAGAGATGCCAACATGACGGGGCAACTAACGCCGTTGCAGGCGGCGCAGGAAATCTCTCATGGGCTCGCCAACTTGGACGCGGCGATTAAGCGGTATAAGGCGGCGGAGGAGACCGCCGCTAAGGCACGGGTGATGTACAAGACGAAGAAGGCTCGCGCGTTTCTTGACCACGAGGACGGGTCGATAGCGGCCCGCGACGCGGAGGCCACCGTGGAGACCGGTGTGCTGTTCGAACAGTCGGAAGTAGCTGATGCGGCGGTGCGGGTGTTCAAAGAAGAAATCCGTTACTGGCAAGCACATCTTGATGCGTGGCGCACCTTGGGGGCGACCGCTAGGGCCGAGTTCTCAACCCTCCACTACGGGACCTGATCATGCCGGAACGTATCCAACTTCGCCGCGTCAAAGGCTGGCGGAAACCCGACGGCGCTGTTGTCGTTGCGCGGCCGTCGAAATGGGGTAACCCGTTCCGGCTCAATACCCGGCAAGGGCTCGCGCGTGTACCTGCGCTTGACGGCCGCCTGTGGCAGTACGAGGGCCGGATCAGCGCCGCAGGCATGCAACACGACTATCAGCACGTTGACGGGCATTGGACGCTGCACACGATCCGGTACATGACCCGCGCCGAGATCATCGAGTGCTACCGCGCGTTGCTCGCTGGCGGCGGCTGGCCTCTCGACTTCCACCACAACGGCGGTTACTACCCCACTGCGGCAGAAGCGAAAGCCCAGCTACGCGGCCGGGATCTAGCCTGCTGGTGCCCGCTTGACCAACCCTGCCACGCCGACGTGTTGCTTGAGATAGCGAACTTGTGATGCGTTTCCGGTCGCCTGACACCGCCGCCGAGTACCGGCGTCGGCGGGTGTTGGTGCGCCGGATACTCACCGAACAAACCATGTGTGTGGTGTGCGGGAATGCGCGGGCGACCGCCATTCACGAACCCCTCACCCGGGCGCGCGGCGGCTCCATTCTGGACGAGAAGAATTGCGTCCCGATATGCGCCCCGTGTCATATGCGGGTGCATGAGGACCGGGACGGGTGGGCCACCGCCGCGGGCTGGCTGCGGCATTCCTGGGACGGTGACAACCATGCCTGACCTGCGGGCCCGGGAAACGTTCTACCGCGGTGTACGGATGCGCTCACGCACCGAAGCCGCATTCGCTGGCTGCCTGGACGGTGGCGGTGACACGTGGTGGCACGAAGGACGCCACGTCGCGCACGTCCCCTGCCCGGTGCCCTATTGTTTCGCCGCTGGTTCGGAGCAGTATTTACCCGACTTTTACGTGGTGCCTAAGGGTGGCCGGGTCGGGGTGTACACGGAGATCAAAGGCCACGGCGAAGACGCCGACTGGCTGATCAACAACCCGGCCGAGATCAACGGCTACCTGGGGCTGCTCGAGGTGATACGGGAGTCGTTGCCGTCGGCGCGTCTGGCGTTCATCCCGTGGCATTACCAGTGGCGCACCCGCGACTACCTACCCAGGTGGTGGCTGCGGAACTACGGGTCGGGCTGGTTCCTGGTCGACCCGGCCGGGCGCACGACACGCTGGGAGGTGGCATGACCGAGTCTGCTGATGAGTTCATTGCGAGTCTGCTGAAACGGCGGGATTGTCCCCACGCGGAGAAACGTCTGGTGACAGCGGGCGGTCCGCAGTTGTGGGAGTGCCCGGTCTGCGGGCAGTCGTTCACCGGCCCCGACGCCCGCGAATGGGTGTCTAGTGAGAGGGCCGCCGAGATTCGAAGCTGGTATCCGTGACGACACGCTGGGAGGTGGCTAGCTAACCCAGTCCCGCTGGGTGTAAAACTCACGTTTACCTGAGAAGTGAAACGAGGCCCCCGACCAGGGCCTCGCTTCGAAGTCAACTCCCACTGGAAGGAAGGACAATTGCATTGTTACACGATCTAACGATCCGGCGACACCCCGCCGCTAAATGTTGGGTGAACAACCACACCCCCGCACCACATGTAGGCGTGTCGTGACCCGCACCTGGGGGAAGGGGTTCAAGTACCCCACCGACAACCACGGCGAGGGCTGCGTCCGCACCGCCTGCCAGTGCTACCAGGCGCAACGGATCCGCGAAACGTGGGTGCGGCATGGGCTGGTGCCGGCGCCGAGACGTGTGCCGGTGCGGGCGCGTCCGTCTGATCGGTGGCCGGGTAAGCCGTGAGCGCGACGAAGGATATGCGAGCGAAGCGAGCTTTCCGCAATTTCAGGCTTTTCACAGGTTTCACACATTCGGGGTGGGGTTGTGCTGACTGAGGACATGTTCTCGCCGAGGGATTTCACTCAGGTGGGGGCGGCGTTGATCCGCGAATTGGGTGGCAACGCGACGCTGGCTTTGGTGCTGGCGCGGATTCATTGGCGGTTGGAGCATTTGCCGGCCGGGTCGTGGTGGCGGGGCAGTGCGGGGCAGTTGGCTGAGGAGACTGGGCTGTCAGTTGATCAGGTGAATCGGCAGATCAAGAGGCTGCGTGAGCGTGGCTATCTGGAGACGGTCAAAGAGCAACGTGATGGACCTAGTGATCAGACGCTAAGTTATCGCCCCGTTGTTGGCGATACCGGACAGCGAGATCGCGGTATCGATATCGCGGATTCGCGGCGGGAGGGCACCGCAGATTCGCGGTCTCTTCCTGTTCTACCTAGACAAGTAAGTACTAAGACAGTTGAGTCAGCTAAAGCTGACGCATTCGAGGAGTTCTGGGAGGTGTACCCGAGGCACGTCGGCAAGCAGGAAGCCCGACGAAAATTCACCCTCGCCGCGAGAACAACAGACCCCGCCGTGATCATCGCCGGGGCCAGACAGTACCGAGACGACCCACGCCGCAAACCCGACTACACGAAACACCCAGCAACCTGGCTGCACCAAGGCTGCTGGACCGACGAACCGGTCACCCACAGTGAACCGTTGGGGTGGGGGGCGAACCAATGGTGAGCATGCTTCCCCCCGAACTGGAGACCCTGCCGAAACTGAAACGCTCCGGTGACGGCTGGGTGGCGTGCTGCCCCGTCCACGACGATTCGTCCCCGAGCCTCACCCTGCGGGTTGCGGATGACGGGAAGATCCTCGCCCACTGCCACGCCGGCTGCGACCAAACCGCGATCGCCGAAGCACTCGGCCTTCGCGGTCAGCCGAGCCCAGCAACCTGGACCCCGGCCGGGGACGCGATCGCCGTCTACGACTACCGCGACGAGTCAGGGCAACTGCTGTTCCAGGTGTGCCGCACCGCCGACAAACAGTTTCCGCAACGCCGCCCCGACTTGACCGCGAAATCGGGGTGGCGGTGGCAACTCGGCGACACCCGCCGTGTCCTGTTCCGGTTACCGGAACTCCTCGCCGGGGCGGGAGACGGCCGATCGGTTTGTGTCACCGAAGGCGAAAAGGATGCGCTCGCGCTGGTCGCGGCGGGGAAGGTAGCGACCTGCAACCCGGGTGGGGCGGGGAAGTGGCGGGCCGAATACGCCCCCTTCTTCCGGGACACCGAAGTCACCGTGTTCGCCGACAAAGACACACCAGGGCAGGCCCACGCAAGGACAGTCGCCGCGTCGCTGCAGGGCGTGGCGCGGCGGGTGTGGATCGTCGAAGCAGCCGATCCGCACAAAGACATCGCCGCGCACCTCGCCGCCGGGCTGCCACTCGCCGCGGTGAACGTCACCCGAAAACCGGACGAACTGATCGTCCCCGACCTCGCCCCCGACCTGCAGGACATTCTCGGGCTGGTGATGCCCCCCCACATGTGGCTGGTGGAAGGCCTGCTTGAGCGGGGGGAGCGGCTGATGCTGACCGGCACCGAAGGACTCGGCAAAACGATGCTGCTGCGGCAACTTGCGGTCTGCCTCGCCGCGGGGATCCATCCCACCCTGTTCACCCGCATCGACCCGCTGAAAGTCCTGTATGTGGAGTGCGAGAACTCGCTGCGGCAAAGCCGCCGAAAGTTCCGGCCGATGGCCGAAGCCGTGTCGCGGCATGGGGTGACGATGGGCCGCGGGATGCTGCGGATGATTTTCAAACCGAACGGCCTGAACCTGCCGAACGCGGATGACGCGGCGTGGCTGTTGGAGCGGGTGACCGCGCACGCCCCGGACGTGTTGGTGATCGGACCCTTGTATCGGCTGCATCTGGACAACCCGAACAACGAGGAAACCGCCCGCCGGGTGACGATCGCCCTGGACGCGGCCCGCAACCTGAACGACTGCGGGCTGCTGATCGAAGCCCACTCGGGGCACGGGGAGGCGGGGCAGGGCAGGCCGATCCGCCCCACCGGCTCGTCGCTGTATTTGCGATGGCCGGAGTTCGGGTTGGGGTTGCGGTCGGTGAACCCGGCCGATGATCAGGAAACGCGGGTGCATTTGGCGGCGTGGCGCGGCCCGCGGGACGAACGGGAATGGCCTCGCCGGCTGCGGCGGGCGTACGGGACGGGGTGGGCATGGGAACCGGACGCGCAGGAGGCGTCGTGATCGGGGATGAGGTGCTATGCATCGTGGGGCCGTTGGAGGGGTATCGGGGGGTTGTGGTGGATGAGGTGACGGATGATCCGCCGCTGGTGAAGGTGGAGTTCCCGCACGAGACGGTGTGGTGTAACCCGGACTGGTTGGTGACCCGGTGACCGGCCGGTGGGAGCTGCTGCTGCCCTACTCGTCGCCGCCTCTGTCGTTGAACCAACGTCTGCACCACATGCAACGCTCACGGCTGACGCGGCAGTTGCGGGATGATGTGGCGCTGCTCGCGAAAGCGCGGCGGATCCCGCGGCTTGGGCGGGTTCGGGTTGAGCTGCACTATCAGCCGAAAGACAACCGTCACCGGGACGCCGACAACCTGGTCGCCACACTCAAGCCGTGTATCGACGGCCTGCGGGACGCCGGCGTCATCCCGGACGACACACCCGAGTACGTGACATGGGGGGCGCCGCAGATCCATCCGAAGCAGTTCGGGGTGCAACGGGTGTGGCTGGTTGTGCTTGAGGAGGTGCTGGTGTCGTGAGTGAGCATTTGACGGCGCCGATCACCGACGAGGAACGCGAACGACTCAAAGAGCTACGCGAACTCGCCGTGCACAAACGCGACGAGATGGTGCACGTCGCGCTGCGCTGCCTCATGTACGCGGAGCGGGCCCGGAACCTGTTCACCACTCTGGCGGAGAATGAGCAGATTTCCCCGGACGATTTCGCGAAGCTTCATTCCGAGGCGGACAAGCTGTTCTGGTTGATCGAGTATGCACGGATGGCGATCAACGACCGCTAGCGTTCCGCGCAACCCGGGGTGTAGTGTGTGAGGCAACTACAAGGTTTCGGAACAGGGCGGGCGGGCCATGACCGATGAACAGCTCGGCGCAGTCGAAGATGCGTTCGGTGTGAAAGTTCCTCAAGAGTTGGTGGACGTAGTTCACCCGCCGAAGAGTGGGAAGAAGAAGCCACCGAAGAAACCCGCGGATGAGCGTGGGCCCCGTCAGGTGGGCACATGGGTGGCGCGGCAAGAAGACGGCACCTTCACCGTGTGGACGTCGGAGCTGCAGGCCCGCCGGGCAGCGGTACACGCCGGGCGGGTGGTGTTCACCCCGTTCGGTGAAGTGATTCGCGGCGAATCGGGGGACACGTCGAAACCAGGTGTGTGGCTCGCTAACCGTGAGGGGTCTGACGCGGCGCCGTTTCAGCGTGAGTTGGGTGCGTTGCGGTTCGCGGTGCCGGACAGTGATGTGCAGTTCTTGCAGAACGGCGGCAAGGTCGGCCAGTGAAAACGTGGGTGCGTCTCGGCGCGTCCCTAGCGTTCCTGGCCGGCGCTGTGACTGTGGGGATTGTGGCGGTGGCCGGGTTCGCCCGGGCGGGGGATTACGGCGGCGTGGTCGTGGTCTGTGGCACCGCTGCCCTCGCTGGTGTCGGTGGGGTGGTGTTCGTCGTCCAATGCGTCCACCTTGACAAACAGGGCTCGTGGCGGACCTCCGGGCCACCGCCCCGCCTATCCGACGATCCCCGCTACCCGACTCTCCTGGTTCACCGCGCAGGGCAGGAGGTGAGCTCTCATGCCCGACTCGAGACCGCGCACCGGACCCAGGGTGACACCGATCTTCCCGGCGCTGCGGTTCTGCTACCGGTTCGCCCGGGGTAGACAGTTGGAGTACGGGGGGCGGCATCAGGGCCGCCGCGATGATCTGTGGCATTTCCGCGCCCGGTGGGGCTGCATCGGCTGGGTGGGTGGCGGCCTGTACGTCGGGTTCGCCGTGTCGTGGCTGGTCGCGCAGGTGTATTTCTGGGTGACCGTGTTCACCCTCACCGCCCTCGGTGGCCGCTGGTTGGTGATGCGTACCCGCAACGCCTACCTGTTCCGGCACGACGCGAAACCGCTGCACCAAGCCTTGTTCGCTGAGGTGGGATGGCCCGAAGAGGAAGCACCGTGGCATTGGATCCACCTACCGAGTAATTGGCGGTCGGATGACGGCGCCGAGATCCGCATCGACGTGAAAAACGACACCATCAAAGACGACCGCGACAAAGACAAGATCGCCGGCATTGTCGGTAACACGTTGGGCGGCCGGATCGACCCGAGCTCGGCGCAGTGGAAGCTGCAAGGCCGCAAACCGCACGTGATCCTACGGGTCACCTACCCGCTACCGTCACCGGCGTTGTGGGCCGATTACAGGGAGCGGGTGGCGCAGTACACGAAGCCGTCCGTGTTCGTGGCGGGGGTCGGGAAGTACGACAAGCTGATCACCATCGACGTCGACAACGAATCCCCCATGGGGCTGATCGCCGCGGACCCGGGCTCCGGTAAGTCGCAGTTCCTCGCATCAGCGGGTGCGCAGTTCTGCCACAAAGGGTTCGTAACCGTGGTGTTCGACCCGAAAGAAGGCTCCCTACTGTGCTTGAAGGGGCTGCCGAATGTGGTGTATTTCGGTGGGGCGCGGGAATGTTTCTTCGGCTGGCTAGCACTCAAGGCGGAGATGGAACGCCGCAAAGAGCTGTTGGGGAAGGTGGAGTGGCAGCAGTCGGAACATGCGGATTGGGGGGCGCCGCTGTTCGTGGCGGTGGACGAGTCGGATGCGATGACGAAGTATCTGCGGATGGAATGGGACGGCGGCCTGCGCGCCGAGTGGGAGGCGGTCAACGGCCGCACCAACACGGTGCCGGCGTTGAACGCGATGATCCTATGCCGGGCGATGGGGCGGCAGTTGGAAATCTTCCAATGGCTCGTGTCGCAGACCGGCAACGATGCGGCGTTGGGCGGGCAGGGTGGCCGGTCGATGCTGGCGTTCCGGCTGATCCACGGCGACGAGAAGCTGTGGCTGAAAACGGCGGGGCAGAAACCCCCCGCGAACCTGTCGGGGGTGAAGGGGCGTTGGCATCTGATCCGGCACGGCGCGCCAGTGGAGGTGCAGACGTTCAAGTTTGAGGATGGCCCGCCTGGGCGCAAGGAGGAGTGGGGCGATGATGCGCGTTCCTGGGCCGAGACCGGAACGGTCGCGGAGATTCCTGAGCTTCTGAAAACCCCTGTGACACACGTCCAGCGGATTGTTTCTGAGGCTAACGAAATAGGCTTTGACACTGTGTCAGATGGGGGGGTTGTGACACGTCGGCGTGTCGCTGTGACACAGCCTGTGACACAGCCCCGACTGCGGCTCGTCCCTTCGGGGCAGTCGTTGGGGGCGTTCATCGCCGGGCAGCCTGAGGGGCCGGCGACGATCCGTGTGCCGCGCCCGGAGGGAGATCGGCTGGTCACGCTGAAGGAAGCGGCGGCCGCCGACTGGGGGCAGGGCTTGTCGTTGAATGCGTGGCGCACCGCGTCGGGGCGGGAAGGCTTCCCCGCCCGGCGGGGTGACGGGCGTCGGTCGGAGGCAGGGCCGCCGCAGAACGAATACTTCGAGTCGGAGCTGCGGGCGTGGCATGAGGCCCGGATGGAAAGACTAGGCTGAAGGTTGCGTGATACGCAACAATGGGGTAGGGTGTGGACATGACGCAGACATGGGGAACTAGGACCGACACCGGGTTTGAAGTCACCGGCACCCATGACTCAATGAAAGCTCTCGTCGAAGCCAACACCCCACTCAAGCGCGGCTGGACCGGCGAATGGGTGCCCTACCTCGTGGTCCGCGGCGTCGCCGAAGGCGAAATGTATGTGCGCCGCGACAGCCAGGGCCGCATCCGCAAGAGCAACGGCGGGTTCTCCCGGTTCAACACCGGCCCAGTCATCCGACCAGTGAAGTGAAGGGCGGTTCATCATGGGGATCTTCGGAACAGGACGCGACGGCAAACAGCACGACGTGTCGTTCGGCAAAGGCGGCTCGGCGGTGCAGGCGCATAAGGCTGAGGCTGCGCGCCGGGCCGCGGCGCAGGACAGGCGGAACGCGCAGAAGGCAGCGCAAGCTAGGCGGGATACCCATAAGCGATGACAGCAGTCGCGTTGGCGGTGGTTGTGGTGCTGTTGGGTGCTGCGGTGTGCCTGATCGGTTCGTATGTGTCCGAGATACGTCGGGGTGTGAAGGCGTCGCCGTGGCGGGCTGGGGCGTGGCGTAACGGCGAATGGCGCCGCTGGTGACGTTCCGACTGGTGGACCTGTTCTGCGGCGCCGGCGGTGCGACCCGCGGCTACCAACTCGCCGGGTTCCACGTCACCGGAGTCGACATCAACCCCCAACCTCATTACGTCGGCGACGAGTTCTACCAGGTCGACGCCATGACATTCCCGCTTGACGGATTCGACGCGATCCATGCATCCCCACCTTGTCAAGCGTTCACGCAGATCTCCGCACGGTGGCGAGGCAAGAACACTCGAGCCGATGAGCACCCCAACCTGCTGACTCCTACCTTGCACCGCTTCGAACCGGTCACGGTGCCATGGATTGTGGAGAACGTTCCAGGTGCGCGTCGGCTGATGACCCCATCGTTGGTACTTCACGGCGGCCAGTTCGGGCTCGGCGTGCACCGCCCGCGGCTGTTCCAGTCGAACATGCTGCTGTTGGGTTTCGTCGCCCCGGCCACGAAACAGCCACTCGGTGTGTATGGCAAGCCTGATGGTCGCACCACGTATAGATACAGAAATAACGGCAACCTGAAAGGTAAGAGCCTTATCCGGGCATGGAAGTCGCTGGAGGAAGGCTCCGCGGCCATGGGTATCGACTGGATGACAGTCGATGAGCTCCGCGAAGCCATCCCACCCGCCTACACCCAGTTCATCGGCGAGCAGCTGCGTGACCTATTGACAGCGAGTCGTAACGTGGATGGGAGAGCCCATCACCCTCCCGATGGGCTCTCCGCATGACCCTCTACCACTACACATGCGACCACGGCCGGAAGGCACTCGGCGAAAGCGGCACCCTCACCGGTCTGGCGGTACACAGCCCCAACACGGTAGCGAAACTCCGACCGCTGATGCCCGACTACTGGCCCCATGTTGTTTGGGCCACCGACCTGGACACACCCATCCCCGCCGTCCTCGGTCTCACCTCCAGCATGCTGCAATGCGACCGCACCCGCTACAGGTACCGGGTCACCGATGAGACGGCGCTGCGCCGTTGGATCGGTAGCCCCGAGCGGCGGCGGACACGCCTTGACTTGCTGGACGATCTGGAGCGGTACGGGTTGCCTGCGCATTGGTGGGTCGCGACTGATCCGGTGCCGGTGGAACTCGACCCGGCGTAACGAATCCCATGGTTGTAATCTCACCGCAAGCTAACGCTGCGGGGAGACGGGTGTGGATCATGCGGTCAGGATTTGGGCGACTATCGACCGGCTCACCAAAGCATCCCAGGTCCGCACCGACCGGGACCCTGACCCGGTAGAGGCGTGGGACCGGGGCCGGTGGTGCAGCCTCGCCGACCACCAAGCCACGGTCTCGAGCCATGGTGTGGTGCCGTCGTTGTGGCGGCAGGCGGTGGGGGCGATCTGCGGACGTGACAGCGAACTCACCGGCCCGGGCGGCGACCCGTCGCTGCGTGACCCGTACGACCTAGCGTTGTGGGACCTCTGCGTGCGGATCCGGGACACCACCGTCGATGAGCTGCGGCACCTGCGGCAGCCACCCGGGTGGGGCACCGAAAGCAACCTGCGCCGCCTAGCTGCGACCGTCGTCTCCAGGAATCTGGACCTGGAGCAGTGGGATTGGCGGTTCACCATGTGGACCGTCCACCTGGAAACCCATCTGGGGATGCTTAGCCGAGCTAACAAACCGCTACTACTGCGCAGTGCCCCATGCCCCACCTGCCACGTCCGCACGCTCACCGTCGACCGCGAAGATGGGCAGCGTGTCGTCGAACCCGTCCTCGAAGTCACCTTCCACAACGGCTACGCCCGCGCGGTCACCTGCCGGGCCTGCGGCCACGAATGGGGCCGCGGCGAACCCATGCACCAGCTAGCTGAAGCGTTGGGGGTCACCGTTGCCACCGCAACGGTCGGGGCTTAGCATCAACACCGATTCCATTAACGCGCCCAAAAACCCGCTCTCCGCGGTTGAGAAGCTGATCCTGCAGCTCTACTCGGAGGGGCGCACCCAACCCGAGATCGCCCACCAGTTGGACGTCCCGCCGCACCTGGTCAAGCACATGCTCACCCAGCAGATCCTCGACCTTGCTGCTCGTCTCACGCCACTCCGACTCAAGAGCAACTGAGAGGCAGGACGCAGCGAGGCCGTGCCGAGCGGCGTGCTCG